CTTTTGGACGTGTCTCGTGATAGTTCCACACTAAATTACGAGCTCGAATCGCCACTGGTGCCAACAAGCAGCACTCCTGCGCTGCCTACGCAAACAATCGATTGGTCGAGAGATTTTGAAATGAAAGTTGATTATACTATGAATTCTACCAACACTTACAGGAGATTAATTGGCTGGGGCGATGCGGGCAATCAACCCAGATTCCAAATTACATGCCACGGTACAAAATATTGGATAGAATTGTCAAATATCAATCAGACTCAAATATTACAACAAGGTCCATATTTTGATGTAAATATTGGTTCCGCAGATGCTCCTGCAGCTAATACTCGATACAAGATGATTATTAAATATGTCGCGTCGAACGGACCTTATTATGTTAGAAACGGCTACTTTACATTTGCTGTTCAGAAATATGACGATTTCACAACGTGGGAATATGTTTTAAATAACAAATCCACTGGCGCCTGGCCTACTAAAGTTGAGGCAAATTATGTAGACGTTTATGAGGATGCGAACGGAAACAGCACAGCTCTTCTTGGCGATCGGTACGATAGAGCCCGACTCTTCGATGGAACGATACATTCTTTTGAATACAGATCTGAATCTTTGACCAATTTTAGTATGATCCCTACTCATACTACCCCAATATTGTCAAGCGAACCAGATCCACTATACGGTAGCTACGTTTCGTTAGGAAACGGAACGTTTTACAACGTAAATTCAAAGTTTAGTATGAAGTACATGGGGGTTGATTATACGTTATTAGCGGGAGGAAGAGCCGGAAATCCCGGGACTGCTTCTGCCTCAAGTGCAACATCGTGGGGTTCAGCGTCTGAACTTTTTGATGGTTTGGCCAATGGAAATCATTCTGCCTGGTTTGCGGCCGGAAATTTAGGAGGCAGTCCGTATGCAAATCCACCAGAAGTATATTATGAATTCCCGACGTCGACTCGAATGACAGCGTATCGAATGTGGCAGAGAAACCCAGATAACAATAGTTATTCGCCCAAATCGTGGTCTGTTCGGGGAGTTCTAGATGGCGTGACGTACGACGCCAACGATAGCTCTACATATTCTGAAATAGATTTGCAAACAAATCAGTTTTTCCTTCAAACCGATGGTGATTCGGTGAAGTATAATACAAATTTCAATCATTACATGACAAATAATACGACTGCATTCAAAAAATACGTATGGCGATTTACAGAAGGTCATAACGCAAATGACATCGGTTTTGGAGAGATGGAGCTGTATGATATTCATGCATCATCGACTGGTATCACAAATCAGTTTACAATAACGTGCGCGGTGCGGCCGCACAACAAAAGTGCTAATTACGGTACTATATTTGACGTTGGTGAACCTAACTCAGCGGTTAACAAGCGACTTAACTTGTCGATTCATGCGAACGGGTATTACACGGCATTGTACACAGATACCAATCATTATGTGAATACTGCCTCTGTAGACAATACTCCAACATACCAAAATAACGAATGGCACATACTTACGATGACGTGGGACGGCAGCACCGTGTCTATATACCAGGATTCGATGCTTGTGAATCATTATGCGACGACTGGTAATCTTGACTTGGGCACAACTCAAATGATGTTTGGTGCCATGAATCACGCGACGAACACATCTAGATTTGATGGCGACTTGGCTAGTTTTGTGATTTTGAACACGGTCGTGCCCATCGCAGATGCCGTGCAATTGCACCAGCCAAAAGCGTTCGGCGGGTCCGTGTCCATACCGTCGTCGTGGTTTGTAGATTGGGAAGACATGTATCGCACTACTTCTGGCGGCGTGTCAACCAACATTTATCCAGTAATTTTTAATGGCAACGCTGATCCCGTTGATGGACTAGAAGGCGCCCAGCATAATTACACAATCAAATTAGGCAACACGTGTCGAAACTATCACAGACCGATAAACGGGTGGATCGACCACTTTCAAATACACGAGGTCAAAGAACTTCCCACTGAATCAGAATCCAATAGCAGAAGTTGGTCTGATATGGACCCGAGTAACATAGACCCGTCTAAATTTATATTCTATTACGACGGTAGCGTTTCCGGCATGTGTCTGGTCGACAAGTCGAACAATAATTACGACGCGCCAAATCAAATTGCTAGCGCCGATACTCTTTCTACCAAACTATATTACGATCAAAGCGGGGAAGGTCATAACGTAAAATTAGGTCAAGACGACACCACGTTTCATCTGCCAAACAAGCTTTACAAGGACTTGACAAACAATGTATTTACACTAGTGTTTAAATTAAAGTTTTGGGCCGAACCGGGCTTCAATCAATACGATACCAATTGGGGAACTCTGTTTGAAAATCGCTCTGGAATAAATGGTAGGTTAAAACTTCAGTTCGTAGGACCTTCCAATGGAACAGGTTGGTATTGGGAAATCAAAAATGGTTGGAACAGTGGTACTGGAAACAGCACCAGCATATCAACAACAATTTTGCCCATGACACATGAAGTGGTGCCAGATAAATGGTTTACCTTAAGCATCATTTCAGACGGCTCTTCGTTAAAATTTTACGAAGACTCGACATTAATTTATACAGACAATCAAACACACACCTACAACTGGGGCGAGGACGTGACACACAACAACAATTACTATACCATCGGTGCGACAGGATACGGTGGAATCAACGCGTACCTAGCGTGTTTCTATGCTTTGAACGTGGCGGACGTTCCGGTAGAAGAACTTGACTACGCAACATGGCAGGCGCCCATATTTCATCCTAGAGTTTCAAATATAGTACAGATGAGCCAGTACACGTCTGATAACGTTTTCGAACACGCCGGCGACCAATATAGCTTAAGTTATGATAACACGAAGGACAAGGAATTTCATCTGAATTGGGACATAGACTGGGAACTGAGGTGTTCGTTCAAGAAGACGACCACGAGTACTGGAAATCGATTGTTTTCGTTTAGTACGCAGATCAATAGCAATACTGGTTACATCGAAATTTTGGAAAACGCCAACCTTGTCTTGCTGAACGAAAACACTGCACTTGTGGATAACGTGAATACTCAAAACCCAGCAGGAAATTTTGTTCAAGATACTCATTACTACATGTCCATGTATTACGACGTTTCGGCTCAAAGTCTTAAAATATGTTACGAGACTTCTACAGAATTTACAGATTGGGAAAGTTTGCGAAATCTGACCACAGGCAACGCGACGACTCACGACCTGAGTGCCAGTCCGTTGACGGGAATCTTGACTTACACCATGTACATTGGCAACACGGCTAGGAACTACGATAGGCCTTTTGTGGGTTGGATCGAGTTATTAGAAATATCTAGCATGGAAATTTTTCAGGGAACCCCGGTGAATACGATTGCGACCACCGATCTCGTGCCGTGGGCAAAGCAGACAGCCGGGACCGCCGGGTACCTGAACGACGACGCAACGTACCATTACAACAACATTAATGACGGAGATCCAAACACGTTTTGGATAGCCCCCAACAATGCTCCCGGAGACGAGCCCGAAGCTATTGGATTGTATTTCTCACAGGCTACAGACGTATCGGGGTTTACGTTTACCTGGCCAGATGTCACCGTTACTGCCGAAAATGTTCACAATAGAAGACGGGGAATTTGGAGATTACTTTTTACGAGAGATGCGATAACTTCCACCGTAGAAGCGCAGGCAGCTTCGTATGACTTGATTGAACCTGCGTTTGAGCTAGGCGATCCGCAGACGGATGGTCAGGCAAACGTACCTACTGAAGTGTCGTTCACTTTTAATCACAAATTGAAAAACATAACGGGCTTAAAGGCTGAAATTACAGGATTACAGAGTTCCGTGGCGTATGAAGTTGCGCTAGGCGATTTTACGTTATATAGGGATTTGTCGGGGCCCGGATATCAATACGCAAGCAACATTCTGCTTCATTTTGACGGCACAGTTAGCGGCAATTCTCTTGTAGACGCGTGGGCAGCTAGACGCGGTGAAAGTGGTTACACGTCTGCCATCGATTCCGGTAGTCCTAGCACCGGAATCGATGCCGTTTACGGAAAGTACGTGACTCTCAACGACCGGTACTATCAATTACCAACGAATTTTCACACAAAACTAGAGGCCGAGGACATATTTACGATATCGATTGTTCTTAGACTATCTGACACAATGGGCGGCGATGCTAATTGGAATCAGCTTTTTGGCGACGGCACGAATCGCATCCTCCATTTAGGCCCAAGCAACGGCGACGGGTGGTATTGGCAAACGAACTCCTGGGCGGCTCCGTATTTGAACGAATCGCTTAACACGGGATCTGGCGCTAGCACTGGGTGGAAAAGAACGCATAATTATAACGAATGGGTTACGATTAGTATTATCGGCGATGGTCAACAGACAAAATGTTACGAAAATTCTAAGCACATGTATACCATGTTGGGAAGGCATCGCGGTTCCTGGAATGGTTCTTGGAAGCTCGGCCAATCCAACAACAACAAGATTAACGCAGACGTCGCATCTGTCATGGTGTTTAACAAAGCTATTCCCATTGAAGATTTGCAGCAAATGCATAAGCATTCGCCATCTGGAATGAACGCACCGGACGCTGCGGTGACGCCCGAGTCTAGGTGGGGTACCTTTGACGACGGCATCCCCGAAGATTCCTGGTCAAATTCTGCATCGTATTCACCACCTCCTCCTCTAGGAATTGTAAATTTGAACACAGCTGTGCAAGAATATCCTCCAGTTGATTTGTGGCCAATTATGGAAAACGGGTACGGAGACGGGTCTCAATCTCATCCAGATGCGACTGCAAACAATAACGGCGGTCACGATCCATTTGGTCCTACATTTACTGATTTACATTCACTTGGACAAAATGGAACCATGTGGGGGATTTACTATTCGCAGGGCGGAATGGCAAATGTTTCCGGTGAATCATACGGCAATGGTACATACGAATTTCGAGCTGACCGAAACAAGAATGGTCAGAATAACACCATCGGAAAAGTGTTTTGGAGAAAAAATTACTGGAGTGGTTCGTCACATGGTGCGTTTAGCTATTATACAAATTTCAATAGAAATTCCGATGGCACATACGATGATAATCCAAACGATTCCACGTTCCCTACTCTTGGGTATACCAAGGATGGATATTTAGGTACATGGGCGTGGATCATGTTACCTACTCAAATATATCTTACTGGAATCACGTTGTGCGAGTCCTGGAAGTATAACCAAAATTTCAAAGATTTCAGAATATATGGTCGGCGATCCATAGACAGCATGCCCAACTACGATACGAGCACGCAAGAAAATAGAGTTTATCTCACGGAAAAGGCTGATGATTGGGTGCTTGTGTACGAACACAAGGAAGAATTCGACGGCGAGCCGGTTTATTTTCAGAATCCTGGCAACATCATTACAGATCCGCAAAACGCAGGATCATCAGACACGCATACGACTTTTGATAAAGCCGACGTTTGCCACGGACATCGCGTAGATTTTAGAAAACGCGGCGTGTCTACGGCGAGCGGCGAGGATTGCTTTGACACTTATTGCCTGGTCATCAACAAGGGATACACGAGTTACGTTACGCTAGAAACGTGGATCCTTCACGGCCAAGAAATTTCTTCTTCGGAATCTACGCCATATGATACGCCGAGTTCAAACATTGGCGATAATAGAATTTTGGTTTCCGTAGACGGTAATTACGTCTTTAAAAATCCAAGGACTCACGCTGCATATCCCGGAAATATTCAAATTGGACTAGGCACGTGGGTACTCGAAAACGTGCCAACCGCTCATCCGATCGGAATCGTGCAATCGGGAACCAATATAGAGTATCACGGAGATACGTCTTGGTACACGGGCACGGCTTCCGAAACAGGTGCGTCTTCCATAAGCGGCGTGAATTATTATTCGGGGCGCGTAACAATTTATGTGAAGGGTGATTTTGGAACCGCTAGTTTTCACTGTGCGAATCATGGCTACATGGGCGGACAAAACATTTTACAATTTTCCACACACGAGCATTGCACAGAAAATAACCCTGTGAACCCGTTTCAAGAAAATATAACTCTTGGAGATTGTCAACAGTGGCCGCCGCGTTCGGTCTTGAGCAGCAACGAGCCCGAAACCCCAGCCCTGTCTTACGGTAAAATCTTCCAAGACCCGCGAAGCGCTTTGTACGATTATCGCTTTTGCGTTGAACGACAAGTGCACGGGAACGACTACGGAAACGGCACGTATTGGATGTGCTCGTCGCCGTATCAACACAACGCAAGCGTTATTTACGCCTTTGACGATAAATATTCAATCACGTCGAGCACAGGAAACGCAACGGGATGGAGATCATATGGTTTTGGGTCAAATGGCGTCTTGTCGACTGCGTACAAAATAGGCGGCACTCAGCGCACGGCTGGATTTGCCTGTGTCCATGGCATAGAAGGGCCATTCGTAAGAATTAAATTTCCAAAAATGATTTTTCCAAACGATATATTCATCGGTCCGCAGTACGTAAACAATAATTTAGCGCATTCTATCCGTAAAATGCACATCTTTGCATCCAACGATGGCTGGAAGAGCCAAACAGAATTAGTATACGAGGACAACTTTTGGGGTGGAAACGAAAACTGGACAAATGCTGGAACGGTAGAATATCTTGGCGAGACAGTCATCATGCCAAACGGCGGCGCTTTTAAATGCAAAAAATTTCATATATTTGACAAAAAAGGAAATGCCGCCAAGAAAGACATGTTCAATGAATTTGCCCTGATCATTCCCGAAGCTACAAATACTTTAGTTTTTGTCCGGTCGATTATAGTCATGGGTCAAACAGAAGGCACGCCCACGCCACAAACCGTTTATTTAGAACAAAATCAAACTTGGCCATCCGAAACTTTGTATATCCATAGCACTGAAGCGGGTCGACACCACTATCACTCGCACTCGTGGCATACGCTGCCTCACTATGCAGGAGGTGGTGCTATGGACGTGCACACCGAATACACGCACGGACAAGTAGGAGTAGTTTACGCCTTCGACCATAATCCCGGCTCAAGCTCGTTAATATATACAGGTAGACCCAACACCTATATCGACGACGGAAGCGGCGATTTCGTCTGGGAAGGTGGCATTGCGCACCAGACAGCTTACCACGGGTATTTACCTGCCGATTACCCAGGCGGATATGTTTCTATAAAGTTAGCGAATAGAATTCACCCCACGAAAATAATCATCAGCGAAGATGGCAACTCAAGGCCCGTCTCATTTAGGGTGTACGCATCAAACGACTTATTCACCAATTCCAAAGTTCTGTTGCATGAAAGCATTGACGTTGACCTCAGCGCGCTCACAACTACCTGGCCCGAAACGGGCGCTACCATCAAGGGAATTACTATAGACCTTAACAGCATAGAAAACAATTATGCAGATCATTACGAAAGCGGCACGCCGGGAAGCGTCGACTACGACGATTGCTACGACCTTTTTGTGTTGATTGTTCAAAAGACAAGCGTTAGCAAGCAATTCTATCTAGGCGAATTCAGCGTTCGTGGTCAAGCTGTTTGTAGCGTGCCTGCGACAGAAAGCACTAAACTTTGCTACACGCCACCGCCACCCCCGCCTAGCTTCTGGGAAGGTGCCATCTGGGGTTTCAATGGAGATACTGGTTCAAGCAACAACAAGCTGGTCGATACCGTGAAGTCTAGCATCGTATACGACGATAGCATCCCCATCAAAAGCGGCACACCGATTACAGGAACAGATTCAACACATGGCGATTACGTCACGTTAGGTTCAAACGGTGGCACTACGACTGATAACTATTACACAATTACGAATCCCGGTTTCAGACTAGAATGTAACAATTTTACTGGAGCGACATTATCCTTTCTTTGGCGAAATGTCAACAATCCCGATCAAAGTGGCGGACACGTTATTCAAGCCCATCATGCACAAAGTGGCCACGCGGCTCATATGGGATTCTGGGTCGGGGTGGTAGCCGACACTGGCTTCATGGCAAAAGTTGCAGGAAATTACGCAACGCTCAACTACACGTTTGATTCGCCCAAGAACAACGAATGGTTTTATTTCACTGCCGTTTTTGCCGAAAATGGATCTACCAATGCTAGCACTACGGGAGGAGTTACGTACTATATAAATAATAAGTACGTCGGATACAAAGCCACGGGCGGTGGCTCGTCTTTGAACAAACAGAATTGGGAAATAGGTAAAAAGCTTATTGCTGGTCATGGCGATTCTAATCAACAACCATCGGGCGATCTCGCATCTTTAGTAATTAAAAACAAACCGCTAGAAAACATTCAAGATTATAAATATTTACACGATTTTAACAAAGGCACCATGGGAAACCATTTAGATGGAACGTACGTAGCACCAGCGACTCCCACCAGACCCGCGGCGACGCAACACATCATACATTATTACGATGGAAGCGTGAACAATACTCAACTCGTAGATCACGTAGGCTCCAACAATGGTATCATTACAGGAACTGAAACAACAGGAACAAGTGAATACGGACCCACAGTAATATTTACAAATCACTTGTATGAAATATCACACCCATCTTTTTCAAGCGAGGTCACAATTAGTTTTTATTGGAAGCCAACAACTTTTAGTCAAGCTGGTTCTGGTACACAAATAGTTGGTAATTATTATCCAAATGCTACTGGTATATATATTGGACAAAAGAATAATCAATTAGCATTATGGATGTTGTGTCCTGGTCATAATGCCACAACTTATAACACCTCATTACGAGATTCTGGTTCTTTAAAAACATCAGAATTTGCGTTAATTACATATATTTACAATAATGGCAGTTTTGATTTGTACTTTGGTGGAAAATATTGGGGCATTTGTCCTATATTTACAAATATAAATACAACTCCCGATTTTACAAGTGGAACATGGAGTATAGGTGGTGGGTCTGGTAGGTTTGCTCAAGGTGAAATGACGTCTCTCATTATTTGCGACGAAGTGTTGACCATAGAAGAAGTCATGGATATTCAAGATTACGCAACTACTGTACAACCTGGATCAAATATTAAAGCTTAAGTAGAATGTAGCAAATTTTTTTTTTTCACAAGTTAAATAAGAATGAGTTGCGACGTCGTTGACGAAACCATACCGATAAATAAAAATTACCCAGGAAAATATAAAAATTTCTTAGAAGATAAATACAATTTTGTCGATGCTTGTCAAGAAAAAGTGGGCACGACCGACTTCGATCACATTAACGAAAATCTGGACGGAACTTACTCCTTCAAACATCTTTTTGACGTAGCTGACAACTTAGATGAGCATTACGATGATTGTTGTCCGTTTGAGAAAAACGCCGGCCCGTGGCCGAATTTCCATTCGTTAGCACGAGACAGGGGCTTCGAATACGCATGCCGGGGGGTCATTTGCCACGATGAAGACTTAAAAGTTGATCACGGGAATGTACACGTAACCAAACCGGGTGCGTTCTTCATTGCCCCTCTGAAGTCAATTAGAGAATGCCTAGATTCCTGCCACTTCTCAAAGGATAGCACAAACAAAAATTGCATTGGGGTCGGGTGGGACGAGCCTGTTTGTACCGGCGGCGAATGCAAAGTGTATGCTGAAGAACGCCCTGAGCGTGAATTAGAAGATCCGTACGGTAAATGCCCACCCGAGTTCACGCCCGCCCAGAGGCTGGCCTACAGCTATCCGTCAGACATTTGCTATGATGAAGACAACACTTATGATGAAGACGGAAATGTTATATATCAACGCAATTACGATGCATATACGGGACCGTTTGGCTTCAATTTTCCAACCGATTCGCAGGACGATGTAAGAGTATTTATAGAAGCTTCGGGTGGCTATGGTAGAGAAATTCCTCAGCGCTTCAATAATGTTACTCTATGGACAATTGAAAACTATAATAAAACAACTGGCGGTGATGTAATGTTGGACTCGCGCGGCTATACGAATGATGGGCTCGGAATATGTAATTACAAATCACAGGAGAGTTTTGAAAATGGAGCTTGTCGTTTGGGCGGTCGCGTGCGTATTTATAAAACAGGAGATCTTGGTGCATGTTTTCACTTTCATGCAGGTGGTAAATGCGAAGGGGGCGAGAACCACGGTAATACTTGCAACCCTTATGGCGGCAAATGCTCTCACGACATGAAGACAGACTGCGCGACAGACGACAACTGTGCGGGAGATGCGAAGTGCTTCGAGGTGGGCACGGATACGCCTTTTGTCGCTGGATCGTACAATCCTTGTGGTGATAATGGGACCTGCATCCTCCGGGATAGCTGGGATGCTCGGAAAATATCTTTTGAACCCTCAACTACTCATATTTTCTTCAACAAATCTACAGGTTTAGAACAAACAGAGAGATCTCATACGTATGAAGAGTTTAAAGATCAATGGCCAGTGCAAGAAGCAACGACAAAGAACAATAATTCAAAATTGCCAAGAGACGGGAATCGAGACAGAAGCGGAGAAAATTTATATTACCAAAGATGCGAAAACCCTTATGCACCATACAGTGGCGAAATTCATGAGAAAAATATCTGTTATTCATACCCCCAAGCATATGAAAGATTGGATGACGATTAAGCCGTCGGAGAAAAATTATGTTTACTTTATTTAAAATGAGCGAAGATATTACGACAATATCCAAAGCGACTTATCAAGCATCTCACGTAATTGCTATAATTGGACATATCGGAATTTCCATCATCGTTATTTTAGCAGGTTTTGGAGTTTTGAATAAAACGTGGTTGTTAGCTTCTGGATTCTTATTGCTACTAGTGTCTATCCTCGCAATTATTCCCATTTTTCAAAAAGATGATAAAATTCTGATTGAATAAATTATTATCCTAGAACAACAATGAAGAAAAAGTACGTGATTACTATCGTAATTTTGAGTATAATTGTCTTTGCAATCGTATTGTATTCAATTTCTCTTGCAATCATATCTAGACCTAGCTTTAAAATATCTAATTATGAATCAATATCGAATCAAGGAGTTCTATTACTTCAAGCGTTCGACAATGATTATGCAATTGGGCACATGACTAGCGAAAACAATCGCAAATGGGCTAAAAAAAATAAGTATGATTTTAAAATATACAAAGATGTTACACAGGGCGAAAAACCGCATTTTATGAGATATAGGGCAATTCTAGAAGCGTTTAAAGATCCTAATATTAAATATGTGGTGTATGTCGATGGCGACGCAGTATTAAGTTTTGATCACAACAGTTTATACAAAGCAAAAGGCAAAGAATTAACATTTGGCAACGAATTTTTATTCCACAACCATTGGGGTTGGTTGACGAAAAAAAGTCCCATAAATTCGGGATATATTGCAGCGCAGAACACGCCTTACGTCGCAAATTTGTTTGATAAATTGTTGAAGTCAGATTCTTGCAAAGAGTGTAGGAAAAAAGGTTGTGGATTACATGGATTTAAAGATCAAGGTTGTCTAGACAAGTTATTAAAGAACCGAAAAATAAACAAATCCAAGATCGGCATTATTCAAGTACAGTCTAGAAAGTGGCCAACAACTAGTCTCTTAATACATCCCGCCGGAACAACAGATTCTACGTTTTCAAACCTCAAAACTGCTATATTGCATTTCAAAGACAGAGCATGACATTACAAATGAAAACTTTTTTTTCCTATAATTTTTGTCATCTCGTCTAACTTAGCAGCCTTCTCGTCAAAATCAAAGACCTGCCTTTTATCGAAGTCGACGACAGTTTTGGCGGCGTCTAGGGTATGGTCAGCGGTATTTCTGTCTAATACTCCCCGATCAGCTGTCAGAGAATAATTTGTTTTGGCAGCTCTTGGCACATTTGGCCTCGACATTTGCAGATCTAATTTTTTATGCATATCGCTCATGGGACGACTTGGGACAGCCATTCCCCGCGGGACATTAAGCTGATCGCGACGGGCTTGTTGCAAAATGCTGTTCCGACGAGCACTTGCAAGATATAGTCCAAATTCATTTTTCAATGCCGACAAGAAACTTTGATCGGTATTTTCCTGAGAAGAGCATCTTTGTACTATTACAGCCAGGTCTTCTTGCACGCTGGCGTCGATAGATGTGTTTAGCAGCGATAGGTCGTGGCGCACGTCTGCAATCAGCGGGGTAAAGACATGGGGATTACAAACTCTTAGTAAAAAACTAGGAACTTTCGCATAATTTTGAAATGCTATCGTAACAATATTTTTGGAAATGTCATCAAGGTCATTCATGTTTATTATACAATTGAGATTTAATTTTATTCAATAAAAAAATATGAAAGTTGTCGCAATAGACGTAGGATTGAAGAATTTAAGTATTTGCATCATAAATTTTGATTCGACAGAAGAGTACAAAATTCTGTTTTGGAAGACAATAGACTGTGTCACCACGTGGACAGACACCAAAAAGAAGTTTCCTAAAAAACCCAGCATTCAAAACCAAGTCGACGCTGTAATATTTGCGCTGCAAAGTCTCAATGAAAAATTTTCCGGCGCCGAGCACGTGTGGATTGAAAATCAACCTGTCGGAGTAAGAAATGCGTGTGGGAATACTGCCATGAAATGTATCCAGCATTCTATACAATCGTATTTTCTCATAAATTTTCCCGCGGCCGCCATCGTCATGGTAAGTCCCGGCATCAAATTGGGTAAGCAGGCGCCGAAGGAATACGGAAAAAGAAAGAAGCTTGCAGTCACTACAGTCTTATCTATTTTAAAAAATTCTGAGAAAAATTGTATCTTATCCAATCCCTATATTCAACAAATCACGCAATCCAAAAAAGCTGACGATCTTGCTGATTCGTTTCTGATCGCTTATAATTATTATAAGAAACTTAATAAGAGCGAATAAGATGCGCGCGACTACTAGAAACATTAGTCTTCTCATAAGAAAACTTTTTATGATATTAATAATTGATTATCGAGAACAAGAAAAGCTTGTTCACTACAAAAAAAATGAATGGGTTTTAATTATTGAAACAAGTCACATGCTTGCGCAAAAGATTGAAAATCCGATCGTTGCGCTGTATGCCGCCCTGTACATAGTATCCGGTTTAATTTGCCAAGACCCGAAAGAAAAAGTTTTTACTTTGAAAGATTTAGAGAGGATTTCAGATTTTGCCGCCGGAAGAAGGGCTAGATTTTCAAAACATAGACTTGGTTGGGAATTCTGCGATTTTATTTTGTCTTTTGATGAATTAAAAGAATTGAACTACCACTCTGTTATGGGGGCTATTGAAGGAAGCGTAGGAAAAAAAATTCGCACATTTCTGTTAAATTAATCTGACTAATAGATAACTGAACAATCATTGAAATGTATGCATGCTCTTCTAGAAACATCTCTCGCATCTTTTTTGGAAATGACATCTAAAGGACTCGAGGGAAGGTTAAAGAAGTTAAGATTATCTGGGCCAAAATACGGATTATCATTTGGGCGACGTTTTGTTTGCAGCCACTGGTGCAACCCGCCTAGTTCGAAGCAAAGATAGCTGATTCTATCCTGGTTTGTGCCTGTTCTTTTAAATACGACGATTATGTCATCGTCTGCAAATTTTTCTAGCGTGATAAGATTAAACTCGCAGCTTCTCAATTCGTCTTTGTTCATTTGTCTTTTCAATAACGAGTACGTGAGATTATATTTTAACAATTCACACGTTGCCATTTAATTAAGGATATTTTTTTTTTTACGGTGGTCCGCGCAAACACTCAAAATTTTTTTCCTCAAGTACATTAAAAATGACAAGCAATTTTCTCCATGAAGATTTAGTTGGCATAAAACTCCATCCGGAGGAAAATATTAAGAAACCAAAACAAAAAATAAAATTTCAAAAGTTGCTTGAGAAAATAAAGACAGAACAAAACTCAAAACTAGAAAAGACTGTCAGCACGCAAGTTCTCGGCGGCGGAAAATTTGCAAAATTGAAAGAAAGAATATGAACAATATAGCTTTAGAAGACATGGATGACGACAAGATAGACGTGTGGCTAAAATCTTACCACAAGACAGTATTGAAAAGATTATACGTCAGGATCAAAGGGATATTGCGAAACGATGCCGGGACGGGTGTCAACCGTTGCGTCTGTTGCGGCGTCGACATGGGGTCAATGAATCCGCGGCAGTTGTGTCGGAAGTCTTATTGTGATGGAGAGCCAAATGAATATTATGATATGAAATTCATGCAAGATGAAAATTCAAATGATTCCTTCCAGTCTGTTTTTTCAAATTATTCAACTGACAGTTCTCTCGTGCGATCGTTGTAACATTTTTTTTTAAAAATATTTTTAAATAGTAAATGAAAATTGGGGTAACTGCTACGGCTATCGTATTTTTCTTATTGGTTTTAGTAGCAATTTTTACGTCACGTCTTGTAGCGTTTCCTAGCGTACCTATTGGAAACGTAGACGATGACATGGTCACTGTAATCATACCGACTTTTAACAGAGACGTTGCAAACGTTACCAAAATTATACATTACTACTTGGATAATCAGATAGTCAAAGACGTATTTCTAGTGCAATTTGAAACAGGAAACGACGTTCCCATAACCCCGTCTCCCATCTTAAATAGAAAATGGATAAAATATTTGTATAAAAACGACCTTAGGAATAGGTTTAACCCTGTTGTAGATGTTACAAGTCCATACGTTTTGATTACCGACGATGACGTTTTGATTAAAAAAAATTATCTTAACGGCCTGGTGAAAGCTGCGGGCGCAGAAACTCATCTGTTTCATGGTATAGATGGGAGAAATTTAATATACAACAAGAACCAGAAAGTTTTTAAGTACAAATGCAGCTCACCGCCCTTGATGAAAATATCTCAAAAGGTAGACATTCTTTTAACAAGTTGCCTCTTATCCTACGCGCCCACTATAAAAAGAGCTTTCAGCATTTACGAACTTAAAAATAAATATTTTGCAGAACGCTTTAACGGGGAAGATATTGTGTTGTGTTTGTCGCATGGGTTAAAAAAATGCAGATTGTGGAACTGGGGAAAAGTTGCATGGAACGCGCACGAATTCCCACACTACCCCGGTAAAAAGAATATTCGTAGCGACAACACCATCGAATTGTCAAAAAATAAACTCCATGCGCATAACAGATCAAAAATAACAAATTCTTTGGTGAAAAACATTTTAACTAGACGATTAATTTACATATATTTTCACGTTCGCGCCACGGGAAAATGGAAAGACGAAGTCTACGAAATTTTTAAAGCCTTGAAGAAATTACGCGTATTTGAAATAATAAAAGAGTTAAGAGTTTGCGTTTTGGGCGAAGACGTTACCGTTTTGAGCGACCTTTGGAATTTCGACCCAAAAATAAAGATACGCGCAACCAGCCGCGACACAACGTCGTCCCAGTCTTTTACTCTAAACATCTTGCAAAAAGATAGCAAAACCGGGTCTTTTTACGCTTTTTACATGCACAACGTTGAAAATTTAATACCTAAAAAATGGGTTCGTCTGGTAATTAATGAGTGTTGGAAAGATCACATCAAGTTGTTGTTCGACATGCAAGCCCACGATGTCGCGGGCGCGCTGCTTAGTAATTATTCGCTCGGCGCGCACTTTTGCGTAAACTTCTGGTGGTCGAAATCAGAATTTTTGAAGAATAAAAACTATGTTGCCAGTCACGACGACGACTTGGTCCATAAATGGATTTTATCAAGCGAGGGGTGTACGGCACTTAACCTTAAGAAAGTAAATTTAAAATTGTTACCCACCCAGCCCGTGGGAAGTTACAACGTCGTTTCCCACGACAACGCGTTGTTTATAGCTAACCCTGGCCCATGAAAATTAACCAATCTTCTGGCGAATTTTTCGTTCCGCCATCGTACTGGACTGCTAATTTGTTATTTAGCAGCCATTGATTAATCGACACGTCTTCGCCGTCAACAAAAACGTCGCACAGCAAACGACCGTATTTCTCGTTTTTTACATTTTTTAAATTAACATATTTACCCAGTACTTTGGCTTCTAATTTTTGTTGAACGAAGCGCGCCGCCTTTTTTTCGCGTTCGTTCTTTGTTCTCAATTCTGGGGTGTCTATTCCGTTAAGTCGCACGCTGAAGCGGTAAATTCCAGCGTCGATGAGGTTGGTGAACACCGTAGCCACAGTGGCGATAGTTATAGAATCGCCGTCATAAACTTTGATAACTTTTCCAAATGTTACGTCCGGCACAAATGTTTTGCAATCTTGCCATTTTACAGAAGCTAAAATTTCTTTTGTGGAGGACGACATGCCTGTTTGCTACTGCATAATTTTTTTTTTTCGATTTTTTGCTGTAATTGCACCAAGCAAGATTCTATGACGTCCAGTTCGGATCGAATGGAACTAAACGAATTTTGAGTTGGTTGACGCGGGCTAGTCGCGCAAGACATAAACCTAGACGGCATTCTCACGTGGCAACTATTCTCTGAGTCAGCCATGTCTTAGAGCACCAACAAAATTTAAAGGGAGGAAAAAATTATTCTTACTCATATTTCTTCTCCGTTTTAACATTTTTTTTTATTTCGGGGGGTGATAAAAATGTTGCCAGATAGACATATTATCGGAACTACTATTTCTTTAAATTATGCTTTCGCCCAGTATGTTGTTCATTCCACAAGAACAAGTTTTATTGTCTCCTGTTTTTTCTTCGGGAACAAGGAGGTTCGAGTAGAGAAAGAACGTCAAATATGACGCGTATACTACGCAAGGCAGCGAAAGAACACCCGATATAAAGTTATTGTTCATGTATTGGAATGCGACCATGATTGAAGTAACAGTCGCAAATGCCACTAAAGAAACCCCCGGGATTTTAGCGTCTACTAAAAAGAACGATATTAATCCCGATAGCAGAAGTAAATTATATGCAATGTACGCGAACAAACTGAAACACGGACAAGAACATTTTTTCGCAACAAAATATGATGCTATAGCCCCCAAAACTATGGAAAGATTAGAAATTAACGTAAAATAATTTTTAAATAATTCCAGATCTTCGCCGTCACCTTTTTCGATTTCTTTTTGGAATCCATGCTCTAACGATATGATATTTATTATTGCTGCGGGGCTTAACATGACCGCAAAACTCAATATATCTGCCGGCTTCATTTTTTTGGTCTCGTTTAGTTAATAATACTAAATAAAATTTACCTTGTATAAACAAATGGTGGAGAATTTGGCCGACACCGCAAATTCTATATCTCAATTTTTAGGCGAGTTATCGACTAAAATATTGGAAAGAGAAATAAAAAATATGGCAAAAATTCTTATTCATGATCACAAAACGTCGCTATCCCCGGTAAAGATTGCTCTGCGATATATACAATTCAGACACAGCGCAGTCATTTTTAGAAATCAAATTACAATTATTACTACATCGCAAGTTATGCACGATATTCAAAAAAAAAAAATTATCAAAAAAGTAGCGTTAGCAATAGCCAACGCAAGACAGGATATTTGTAATTACGCCCTGCGAAAATGTGATTCTAAAACTAAGCAGTTGTGTAAAAGTTTATCTATTGGTCACGTCAACAATACAAGTCTATTTGTAAATAAACTGGAATCTTTGAATATTTTTGAATACGTGCCTGCAGAACACATCAATCTGATTTACAACGAGAACAAAAAGGTAGTAAAAAGCTGTGTCACAAAATTACAAAATTTATGGCTCAAGTTTTTTATAGTCATTCTAAAACTTGTACCAGAAAACGATTATAAATATACATTATTTGAAAACGTGAACAAATGTATTCGTACAAAAAAATTTGAACAAATTTACTTGAAAAAATTATTATTAAAAAGTAAATGAAAGAAAAGGGCGGGGAAAAGGCCGTTGTGAAATGTGCAAATTGCAACAAGGTAATAAAAGGCAATTGCATATTTGTAATAAGGAGTGATAACACCAAAGGGTATGATTTTCTTTGTGCGAATTGCAATCTTCATAAAAAAAATGAATCAAGATCAAAATTTTATTGATGTATACCAAACATGGGAAACTCTTCTTCTAACAATACAGGTGATGCTAGATACGATTTGTCAAAAACTCCAAAATCCATTTTTGGTTTAAAAGGAAATCTTGATGAATATGATGCGAGCGAAAAAATGACGTGTTCTGACTTATCTATGTTCAACTCGCGCTACAGAACTTTAGTGTACGATGCTAAAAAGGATTATGACAAATCCGACGCAAATTCATCTAAACGTACTTTGGATAGAAAAGTTAGGAACGAAACCGAAGAAATGTTTAACGAAGATTTTGACATGGGAAGGCGTAATAGCAACGAGGGTACATTTTCATCAGACAAAAGAAACGTTGGATCTAATCAAAAAAATTATTGCATAGGCGGAGATCTTGAAAAAAAAGGTATGGAGTGCACCGACAATGATGAGTGCAAACACGACTATCTCGCTTCCACCGGAATATGTACATCATCATTAGGCGACAACGACGAACGAAGCTCAACAAAGAGACGAAACAGGGCAAAAAATGCCATGACGAAAAAATACGCATCGAATGACACCCCTACATCAGACCAGGTCAAGCCCGGCCTCAAGGAAATTTCCGAGAGACCGCCGAGTTACAACAACGACAAGTTGGAAGTTTTGGCCATGTTTGATCTATGCAACCGCGCAAAGGACGCCGGCGGAAATTGCCTGGCAACCGTAGACGAAGTCAAGTGGACTTATGCCGAAAATGGGGAAACAGACGAGGCCACTAAAAATGCCACATCGACGCACGTCATTCCTGGTGGTTTTAAGTGCGTAACTCAGAACGCCACAGGCGGAGTGGAAGATTGGGGAACTGCTGGAGAGGCATAAAAATCCAGCCGTCATAACTCAAATCAATTAAGAAAATTTCGTAGACGACAGGTCCGACGTTTTTTTTTTTTGACCTTGACCAGTTCCAGATCAAATAAGAGTTCGGAATTAGCCGGTATAGTTGATGTTCCCCGCGACACTACTTCACTTCCGTATGCGAGATTGGGTGGTATGATGATCGTTCGTATGCCACCTTGTCTCATATTTTCCAGACCTAGGTTCCAACCTAAAATTAGTGGAGATGTTCCATATTTCAAAATAAATCCTTTTTTTTGAGTTGTCGAATCGTCAAATTTTATGCCATTCACAGCGCCCGGCGCATAATAGTAGCCCGTGTAATGAACCTCAATTTCGTCTCCTTCTAAAATACACGGACCATAACCGGTAATCACGTCGTTTACCAAGACCCCGTGCTGTTTTACATATGAATTTTTGTTTACAACCGGATTTTCATAACATTTGAAGAAAGCAGCAGCATGCCTAGTCATGCTTAAAAATGAGAAAAACAGAAAGGAGTTTTTCATTTTAATAAAAAATAGGAAAAAAAATGGTTACGATCGACGAAGGTTTATTTAATATTTTTACACATCACAAATTCATTACACTACTACTTGAATTGTCTTCTGTGTTAGCAACCCCTCTGGATACATAGGATGTTTTAGGAATGCGAAGCTTTTTACGCTTTTTTCGCCTCATTTCTACGTGTTCCTCGGCGGCTTCTAAATCAATATTGTGCGCTACCCTTGCGTCATCGTCCTCGCTGTATGACAAAGCGCCGCTAACTAATGGCGCAACGTCTATCGACGGCGCAACGGATTCTATGAAGTGCAACTTCATTTGTAATTTTTGTAATAACATCTCAACGGGCGCTCTGACCGCATGCGGTTTTGTAAATTCTGAGTCAACCATTGTGATCAATTCTTTGTATCCCGACGCTGCTGTCACATGAGCCGCTTCTTCTTGCGAATAGTTAAAAAAGGCGGCAAGGCCAGACGTCACGCCGGATATTACGAAAGCAGAAATGTTCACGTAAACGATCCACTCGTATTCGTGCGCTATTCCTTCAAAAGGAGCCATGACTAAAGGGATGACAATAGCTGGCACCATTAACCTGTAATGTTTTGTTTTAGATATTGTAGCAGAACGACTGTGATCCTGTGCCATTAGCGCAGCTCCGCGCTTCCATCTGTTTAACAATTCCAATTGCATTGCCGTATATTCTACCATACTTTGCTACTAATATTTACATAGTCAATACAATTTATGATATTATTGTGATCGTTCATTTGCCCTAAATCATTATTACATGTCAATTAAAATACCGCATGAAATCATCAAAAATAACATCTCCGCAATTTTTCCAAAATCATGATTTTACCTTGGAAAAAGTCAAAAGTTTAATTCCTGGAAAAACTACATCATCCAACTTAAATTATTTATCTTTTGAAATGGCCAATAGCGCAAGTTTGCAATTTGGCGGAGGTGAAGAGAATCAACCCTACGTAGACAACGTGTTTACAGATGAAAATTCTGATGATATTGGCGTGGGTATCGTGTACGATGATCAAAATTTAGTAAATTTTAGAAATGTGATGAATAAAAAACTACAAGAGTCTACGGGTATTTCTTGCCTTGAAAACATGCACAAAAAAAGTGAAATTACGCTCACGTTTCATGCCGATTCAAATATTTGGTTAAAAGAGAAGACTGGAAAACTTAGCAGAATCACATCTCAGAAGAAAAAAAAATTGGTCGAATTTTTCAAAAAACATGCACATGCGAAGACGTCCTGTGATATCATTGCATGTTTTTGCGGGGGGACCGTCTTTCCAAACGACGATACTATATATTTTCAAGAAGAGTGGAAAATTACGACCATCTACTTGCGAGAAGAAACGAAATGTAAAAATTGTCACAGGGATTGGATATCTGCGTGTTTTCAACCCAAAGCACTTTCCGTTCTCGCAAAACCCGTAGCGCCTCCTCCTCCGCCGCCGCAAAACTCTTCTGAGTTGTCGGATTCGATCGAATCTGATCACGATGTAGTAAATCTCGACGAAGTCGTAGAAGATGAAGACGATCCCCTGGCTCGTTTAAGTGATCTAGACATATCTCTTACGTTAAACCAAAGTGTGCTGAGGAAATGAACTTTGATAATAAAATATATACCTGCGTCATATCAAACCCAAGCAATAATACTTTTGCGAAGGAAACGATTGCGAGGTGCAAGGAAGTTGGAATAGTTGCTCACGAGGTAGATGGGTCGCCGCGATATCACGAAGATTTACAAAATGCGCCAGTCGAAAGAGCTCATTTGCGAGCCATATCGCACTTCTATAGAAAAAAAGAATTGCGAAATTTTCACTTGTTTGTCATAGAAGACGATTGCGAGTTTGTACCAGCAGCCAAGCAAATTATTGAAAATGCCATCATAAAGTTAGATAGGAAACCTTACTCGTGGGCTAGCCTGCACGTAGGACATATTCCCGTCGGTCCGGCATTTCCGGTTTCTAGTCTTGGAGGCACGTCCATGTTGATTTGGTCATCAATTCCATTCACGGGTCACGCCTACATAATAAACAGACATTACGTGTCTGTAATTACGAATGTCGCAGCTCATAAGTTCAAAAGACCCTATAGCCAGGAGGGATTTTGTCAATACTCGCTGTTTAAAAAGTTTGCCATTCAACCAGTGATTGCAACCCAGAATCGCCGACCGAAGGAGCTTGTTGACATAGATAGCGGAAAGTTAGCCTGGCCGCTCTGCTACCTTACGCCGTTGTTCGAGTTTTCAGACTGGAATCATTTTTTCTGCCTGATCGGTTTTGTTTTCATTCCTTTAGTCTTCATGTTATTCATCTTAATTTCTAAAAAAATATTAAAACTTACACAAAAAAATATTTAACGTATATAAAATGAATCGAGTCGTCCTAAGCGGAAGTGATATTTTATTGATGCGTAAATTATCGCCCAACGACAGAGAATTGTCCTTTGATCTCAATTTTGACAATTCTGGAAATTTAAACGATATAAACTATTTGATTGGGAATACTTGCTCTCCAAACAAAGGCAATTGCTCAATTCGTTCGATACCCGGCGCCGTCAGCGCCCATACGCATCCAAGGGGTGAGAGGGTATCCAGCGCTGATTTGATGGTTAGCATCCATAAGCATCCAGAGTTCGGGGGAAACAGAAAACTTTCTTTCGTCATTGCCCCAAACGGTTTTTACTCTTACGCACCAACTGATGTCATTATTAACAAGTTCAAACAATTATCCCCCAGCATGCAATCTAAATTTCAGAAATACATAAAATGGGTTGGACATCAATTGCAAGATGACACTCAAAATGGAAATGTCTCGGAATTCCTAACTTTTGTGCAACAGCTGGGATTTAATATTTCTTATCACTCGTATAATTCCTTTTTACCCACCGACAACTTTGTGTTCAAGTTAGATCAGTAATTAAGGCTGTAGCGCGAAGATAGACCATGCCTGCACATGGCGCCCGACGTTGAAAGAGAAAACTTTCCTACGGCGTTGGGTTGTATGGCGCTCGCGTCAAACTCTTCTCCGTCTGTAAGTGGACTAAAAAGATCTTGATTGAAATTGTTATTTTTATTTTTTAACTGAAAATTCACGCCGTTGATTTCCATTTCCCTGTAATACATGTCACGTGAGATTTTACTTCTTGTTTCCCACATTTTACCGACGATGAGCGAACCATTTTGCAATGTAATTGCGAAAGAACCGGACTGACATTGAACACCCCGAGTCCTTTCTAGTTCGCACTCGGGCAAAAAAGGCGCTTGAACACACGTCGGCAATTGCTTTGGTTGAGAAATTTTTTTCATATGGTCAGTTGTCAGATTCATAAAATTGGCCATTTTTTTAATTTACAATATTAAAAAGTGATGATGATTATTATATACTTAATGTTATTTTTGATTTTCTTCATCGGCGCGGTTTTAGCGTTGTTTATGATTTCGGGAAATTCAACAGAAAAACCAAAGGCACCTACTTCATTGAAAAAAAATTTTGAGCCCGTCACAATGATAATATCTGCGTCGCCGGTTCCGTCTCATCCAGAAACTATTTGCATGGAAAAAATATTATCATCGGTTTTTAGCCACATCAAAGGAAACGTTTCAAAAATTATTCTTGCCCACGACATTATTCCAGACGACCAATGCGACAAGAAGAGAATGCATGCGTGTTACCCAAAAAAGAAGCGGGAAGAGTTCAAAGACACCTATCCAAAATATCTAGAGTCCCTGAAAAAATATTTGGAAGTGAATACTTTTGACATACCTATAGAATTCGTCCAAGCCGAGACTTGGGGGGGTCTTACAGGAAACATTAACAACGCCATGAAACTAGTAGAAACGAAATATGTCATGCTTGTCCAACACGATCTAGAGTTTGTGAGAGACATAGATGTGAACAGTATTGTGGCAGACATGCAACAACATCCTGACCTAAAAATGGTGCAATTCAACAAAGATCATAATAACGTTTTCCACAGAGATCCTAAAAAGACTGGGATTTTGCAAGCGTGTCATAATTTGGGGAAAGCCCCCAAAGACCAAGGATTTGGCGATATCAAAAAAACTGAGAATAATACTTTCATCAAAACGCCATGTTGGACAGACCAGAATCATTTAACGACGACGGACTACTGGCGCGATGTCGTCTACCCTCTTTGCGAACCAAATTTGCCGCGGTTCATGGAGTATACTATGAACAAATTGTCACCGTTTGACTCGGTGAAATTTGGAACTTGGGTCTGGAGCCCAGAAGGTTTTAATAGCAAAAAGACGATTCATCATTTTAATTGTCGACGAAAAAAACCTATATTCTTCAAGTGATTATAGTATTTTTTTTTGTCTAACATAATAAAAGATGCCAGTCACTTCGGCATTAATTGTCGAACCAAGAAATCACATTGCTCTTGACTGGGTGGTGGACAATGTCGCTGAAACACTCGGCGCTGAAGTCCCCATACATTTACACCACGGTAATAAAAATAAAGAGCTTTCACAGGCTATAGCAAATAAGTACAAAAATGTGCGATTGCACAACATGAAGGTCGAAAATTTAAGCATTGGTGGATACAGCAACTATATGACCCAATCGAAATTGTACGAAAATCTACCAGACGGTCACACCATCGTTTTTCAAACCGACTCGGCGTTTTGCGACCCTAGCGCCGAAGACACCGTGTCTAGGTTGAACACATTGTCTGAATACGACTACATTGGAGCGCCGTGGAAATGGTGGACCGGCAAGAATGACAATAGGGGCGTCGGTGGAAACGGTGGATTTTCGTTGAGAAACACGCACACCATGGCTAGGTTGTCAAAAGTTCTGGAAGAGCAGAGCACGCGCGACGACGTCTTATGTGACGTTGAACACAACGACATCGACAGCGAAGTCATCACCACGAGTTGCGACGCTAACGGCTCTAGCAACGACCATCCGGCTTGCGTCTTAAAATGCCACAAAATTGCTGCAAAAATGCGACACCCAGAAGACGTAAAATTGACAAGAGCTTGCAAACGAGATCAATCGTGCAAACTTCCCAATTTATTCGAAGCGGCGGAATTTCAAAATCAGCACGAAGACTTTACGGCGAGAGCAACCGATTCTGAAATAGTCAAAGAACCTATCAGCGGCGTGCGCTGCCTCAAGACCGGAAGAGACGATCCGATTGGTTTTCATAAACCACAAAAATTTTGTCACCGCTTGCAAAAATGTCCCGCTATCGAAGAATTCCCGTGGCGCAAACGCGGAACCATGACAAATAAAGAATTGAGGGAAAAACTTGATTATCTAAAACATGGAGTTTAAATGATGAATTCTGACTAGTTTCTAACTGAATGATAACCCGATTCTTTCTAGGTCACCACGCAAATCGTCATCGTCAAGATTTAGATTTCGTCTGACAGATTCAAGGTCGTCTTCGTCAAGTTGTCTTCTCGATTGTCGAGGTGGTGGCGTATTAACTATACGGTCGTGTTCTCCCAACACTTCACGAGCTAATGCGTCTATTCTCCTTTGGTTCTCTTCCGAGACCGTGGACCGGTCTGCAGCCACCTCGTTAGTTAGTCTCGCCAATTCACGTTGTTGTTCAGAGGTCATCGGACTCATGACGCTGACGCCCCGCAGTACGGCTAACAGCTCCCTTGAGCGCACGCTCCTAGTTGGTCGCGGCGCCGATCGCCGCAAGCGAGGCACCTGTGGCGGTGTCGGCTGTGTCCTATCTTCTGCTTGACGGCGCAGCATTGATGGGGGTGCAAGTCCAAGATGCGGTTGGATGACAGACGGAACTGTAAACATTGGTATACCTAACTCGTTGGCGAGCTCGTAGTTCCAATTTTCTTCAAAGAAATGTTGTACTTCGGGATTTGTTCCCATTTCTGACACTAAGTGTCGTATAGCGTTGCGCACAATCATGTTTGGGATATAATGACGAGATCTTAAAACGACGCCGCTTGATGTTCGTATAGGATACATGTCAAGTCTGTCTAAAGAAGTTTTCTCATAAGTAAACCCATCTGCGGCAACTACTGGTTGAATAAATATGCATTGAGTAATCGGACATATAAAATCTTCTAAATGTATGTTACCCGTGGCACCCCCCGATATGTTTTCAAACAAGTTAGTACTATTGTTAAACTTGATTCCTAACGTTTTTAAATACGTTCTTCTTGATATTTTAGTTGGCAACGCTTGTAAAGTTTTTTTTATTACTTGTTTTGCATGCATTTTTATTATATACCAGACAAAAAAAATTTATTTGTTTATAGTTTTTTTTGTCAGTTTTATTTTTGGTGGTACTTAAAGAATTAGCCTAAGCGCGTTTCGTTCTATATTCGACTTCGTTTCTCAAGTAGTGAATGGCCTTTTTCAAATCTTCTATTTTAGACGATATGTTATTATGGTCTTTGTATCCCGCTCGACATGTATACTTTATGACGTTTCCGAGATGAAAATCAAGATTCTGGTCTCTGATAAAATCCCAAACATCTATAGAACCTCTTTTATAATATGACGGCCCCGACTCGTTTTCCAAAGTTTCTTCCAAAGTTTCTTGTTGGGGGATGCGAATGAATTTTCCATATAATTGTTGATTAATCATGTCTACTAGCATGGTAGACAATGCATCGTCTTTTTCCAAAACATACCAAAGAGGGTCCAAATTTTTCCAAATGTAATCAAGCCTTTCGCGCTTATCTTTGAACATTTCAAATTTCTTGTTGTATGCTATGGGAAAAAGTTGACATAATTCTTCCACATAATTCAGGTCCGGGGCGCCGGTATCGGGATCAAACAAATGATAAAGAACTTCCTCTGCCTGCTCATTAGTGATCGAGGCGAAATCAACTGTTTGTTTACTCAAAATTTTTTCCGTCAATGTTTTCTCTGGAATCAGAATGTCGTTCTGTTCTTTTACGTGTTCTGAAATGAGCGCTGCTAAGCCATCCGGGTCACAGCCTTTAATCATACCCACCTCGACAGACGCTCGAAAAATCTTGAACGTAGGCATGGCCGCCACGCCGAAGGCCATGGCTGTTTCCTGATTCTCGTCGACGTCTACTTTGACAAAATACGCTTGCGGAAATTTCACAGCAAGCTCTGCGAACACGGGCGCAATGCGCTGGCACGGACCGCACCACGTGGCCGTGAAGTCAACAACTACAAGTTTATCCTGTGCTTCCTTCAGGATGGCATCGAAGTCGCCTTTTGTTGATGGGTGCTTTATTTTTTCCATGACAATTCAAATTTGCAAATTTTGGAAGACAACAGTAAATTTAAAATCTCTCCAAAAATAATGTTACTTAGCGATTTATTTGGATTTTGTGGAGCCTTTTTTTTAATTGTTCGATTACTTCCACTCTTAAGAGAGCAATTTGTCAAAACCGTAAAAATTGAATTTAACTTCTTGATTCTGGAACTGACCGCGTGCCTATTTCTTGGAACATCGGCTGTTCTGATCAAATCCTTACCTTTCATTATAGCAAATTGTATTTGTTTTGTCAACCTTTCAATCATCATATCGTTACAGATAAGGTTGCGCATGTCGAGTGAATTTTACGTTGACGAACAAGACATCAACGATCCAAAAAAAAACCCCTACCCCGAAATAATAATTCTAGAAGACTGCTAGTAATATATTTTGTAAATTGGTAATTTAGGATCGGGCAGTCAACCCAAATGCCGGGTTGACAGAGCTGCCCGATTCTTGTTGGTTGGAACTCATGGGCAGTGCGCGATGCGGCACGTCGTTTAAGGCAGTGGCGCTGGCGGAATACCCACGATAAGCTTCGCCTTTCCTTTTATTGACTAAAATTGGGACGCCGTTGCACCAGGGTGATTGTTGCAATTCGACTGATGAAAGTTCTGAAATGTTTTGCATCCAAATTTTATTTTTTAAATGCGTTTGTGTTTGTACGTGATTATAAATTTTCATCGCCGGGTTGGATTTTGGGTGAAAGTACAGCACGTAATCAAACATGGCAGTTGGATCCGTAAAATCAATTTCTTGTTCCTTTTTGGCTGTCGGCATTTGTTGCGCATTTTGATGTGGTGGCGCTTGCGGTGGCATTTGCGGTGGCATTTGCGGTGGCATTTGCGGTGGCATTTGCGATTGCTCGCCGGGCTTCAGAAAGCTTCCGGGCTGCATCGATTTGAGTTCGTCCCCGCTGACTGGCTTGACGTTATTTAAATTCACCATTTGCTTTTATCAGTATTTATTTATTTTGAAAACAAACGCAGATTGAAATCTTTTATGGAGAAAAAAGGCAGTTTTTTTTCTCCAAAAAAATTTGTAGCGACAACTTTAATTGAAATGTCGATGGACGGTCTGCGGGGCGCCCACCAGGGCACCCGCCAGGGCAGCGGTGAAAATATAGAAGGTGCGCAATACCGAGAGGGTGAATTGGCGCAAATGATCATAGACTTGCGCGATTCAATCCATACGTTATACGAAACAACAGTACCGGATCGTCTGACACCACCGCCGGCGCTTGTCGCTAACCGAGCCGACGACGCTAGCAACGCTGCGCAACAGCCTTAATTATTGATTGTATTGAATAATTAGAGAAATATTGTGATTCAATTTGTGTGATTCGTATGGAGTGCCGTCGTTATTTAGCAGTTCTACTTGTAATTTCGAAATGTTTTGAGAGGAGAAGTTTAATTCTTGGGAACCCATGGAATTAACATGCGTGACACCACTCGATCTGATCGATATTCTTGCTAGACAAGAGGAAACAACATTTGATGATTGAATGAGAGAAGTTGATTGAGAATTCGGCACAGCTCCAATTGCGTTTATTTTAAGCAGTATAGCTGGTTCGTGATCAACATTCCAAGTACCGGAAAGATCTTGAAAGTCGCTTATGTCGACATCTTCCAACAAACCGATTCTTTGTTTGATGGTATGTTTTCTGTTGCTGCCGTGCAGAGAAAACCTTGGAACATGAAACGGAAACACGTTGACACTTATTGGGTATGATGTGCTTTCTAAGTCATTGAAACATTTGACAGCCAAATCTTTTTGCAAAGCAATCGTAGCTGTCATTGCGTCTGTTCCTAAAGATACGACCTGCGCTGTCACGGTTGTAGACGTGGTCGCGTTGCTGATGTTCACAAAACAACCAACTTCGAAAAACAATGGCGGTGTTACGTCGTATGAGGAGCTAGGTTGCACCGTCAAATAGTAGACTGCGCCGGAATCTGCGTTTGATAGCGCGTCGCTGCCCGATCCAGTATAGAGAGACGAAGAAGTTATCGAGCAAGAGAGAGTCTGGTTGCGCCTGCAGCCAAATCCAATTTTCCTGGTCGGGGGGTCTCTAGATCCTATAACGTACGTATTCTGCAAATTTCTACATGATTCAGCATTTTCATTTTGTATCATACTAACGACAGTGTTATCATTTATTTTTGATCGTCTAGGATATTTCATGAGCACAGCAAGAGATGAATTCTCGACGGATGTTAAACATTTATTTTTGCTATAGTAAGAACAATTTGGCACAAATCCAAGGTATCTTGCCAAGATGTTTACAGAATTTGCAGACGATGGGGCGCCTGATTGCTTGGACCACGCAGAGTTACTTTCAGCGCTCGTAGAAAAATGTAGAACAAAGTCCGCAGTGCTATTGATGACCCATCTTCGGTTAGCATACGTTAGTGTCCAGCTTCCGCCGCATTTACTTGCAAGCTCTGCCTCTAAGTGTGATTTGAACGAAACCACGGAATACTTCCCCACTGGAATGTACACGGAATGTGTCGATCCCAAATAATCTGTCACACCCATGTGCAACGCATTTGAGCCATGCGGCACAGAATAGCTTAAGTTCAACGAATTCAAACGTTCTCCAAGAAGATTTCCCATCGTTGAAATATCTATGATTCCAGCCGGAAATTTTATTTCAGTTGTTTCCGGCGTATTAGATTCGCACGTCCAATTTATTGCATTGGCGTTTGCAAACAAATTACGAGGACAGCCAATAGAAAATCCCAATCCTCTCGGATTACCAGATGCGTCCCCCCTGTTATAGCTGTAATACAACGAGACTTTGGATGCGGGATTAACCGAGACGTACTTAAATTGGAAGACGCCGTTGTTGAATAAACAGACGAGATTTGTATTTAAATATCTACAATAATTTGTTATTTGTTCTGCTAATTCCTGGAACGAAGGCTCCTTGGCGTGCATGGTGCACATGCTGGTGTTAGGGGATGACGTCAACGAGACCACGTCGATCTCGAAAGAGTTGTTATCGATGATTGTGACATTTGATTTTAATCCGGCTTCGTCGCTGATCATCTCGTTTTCAAAAGGTCCATTAAGCAGCCATGCGATTCCGCGATAATTCGGGTGCAAGCCGTGAGGCGCTACCGAGGTGACCGTTACTCGAACAGCGTTTCCGTCGCTGGGAGAAGAGTTAAAATCTATTTTGCACGCATTGTCGTAGGAAGGGATTGAAATAACTTTTTCAAAATATACGTCGTTTTCGCAATACGTAAACAATAATTGATTTTCGTATAAAAATAGAGATGTAGAATTGGGGTCTAACTTAGCAGAAAAATCTTTAGCGCACCCGATGATACATCCTTCGTGCAAATGCAAGGTGTCATTTTTTTCGCTTTCAATGGTGTATTTAGGCATCGACGGCATTTCAAAAGACGCTAGTTTTATGGTTGTGACGCCGTTGAATTTTGGAATGTCAATTTGATACTTATTAGTTTCCGGCCAAACTTTTTGATCTCGATCTTGACTTTGAAAATTTAGAAAAGTTTGAGCAAGCACGTGTGTTTTGTCTTTCATCCTGATTTACATATACATATTAAAAAAAAAAATACCTTAAGCAAGGGGGATGAACCTAGGTATTTTTATTGGCGTTATTGTCATCATTGTTGTTCTCAACGCGGCTAGTTGTTATTTGTTATTTAGCGATTTTGACACTAGGCTTGAAACAGAACAACAGATTTTACCATGGTCGTCGATTGCAATTATTCCCGTAGCGGCTACGATCATTGCTGCCATGGAAATAGAAACTGAAGGTAGGTTTGGGTGGTCGGCGATGATTCCGACGAAAAGATTAATTGGCGGATTTACAGCATACCACTTTTGTTTAGCTCTATCTGTTATTACGTTGTTACATTTTACCTGGCTGTTTGTAGACCCAGAAGACATAAACTCTGGTATTCAATTAGAGCGGGGAATATTGGTGTGCGTCATAGCCCTGTTCTTATTTGAAGACATGGCATGGCAATTAATGAACCCGCAAACTAGTTGTTCCAACAAACTTTGCGTCAGAAATCTGCAATCTGGTGCCTTCAAAAATTTAAATCCGTACTTGATGTACGCGCTCTTGTTTTCACTCGCTGCCTTGGTTGGTGTTGATCCAACGGTCTATCCAATGCTGGTCAGCATGTTAGTGATCACGTTGATCCTGACTATTCTGTTTCCAGGTGCCTTCATAAGAAACGCGTACAAATCCAGAAGGATTTCTGCCGAAAAACTTTTAGAAAAATATGATTTTGATGCAAACTTCAAAGAGGGGCAAAAAAATTTAAATGCCATATCAGAAAAATATGGCATAAACGGCTTGCGAACGTTTTTACAGACTTTGAAACCGACAAATAATCTATATGGCACTGGCGCTAATATAAAAATGAAACAGCTCACCGATGAAGTTTAATTCGCAGGTATTCAAAGTCCAGCGGGTGGTGCAGGAAGCGCATTACCGTTCTCGTCGAACGGAAGTTTAAACATGTTGCTGTATTCTTTAGAATAATAACCAAATCCTTTAGGTCCATATCCAAGATCGTGCGTCTTACTATTTCTATAATAGTTGTGTGGACTGTATGGCGAAAATCCATAATCAGGTTTGTAGGTTTTTTTTAATTTACACAAGCCGTTCTCATCCATAGACGGATTCCAATCACAATCTTTGCTTTTTTTACACGAATTTTCGTTTCTAGCGGTGCAATAACCGTGGTCTTCGATTTCATTGTTATCATCAGTAAACGAGCTTACTCTGTAAGTGTTGTAACTGCTGTACCTTGGTTGAGGATTCGTAAGTTGTTTCAACTCTAAAATCTTTTGCTGTATACGTATATGTTTTTTTATCATTTCGATGCGTTTTTCGTGGTAATCTTTAGTAAAGTAATCAATCTCGCTATACCTACGTGTTGATTTCCTAGAATTTCTGGTCCTTTTGCCGCGTGTCTTGCTGCGTGTCTTGCTGCGTGTCTTGCTGCGTTTCTTGCTGCGTGTCTTGGTCTTAATCCTGGCGCTCTTGCTTCTTCTCTTAGAAGCTCTCTTTCTCCTCTTACCGCCCTCGAATTCATCCATTTCAACATTCATCGAAGAATCCCCATCGGTCGGACCGCCGCCCGAAACTCCTGATTTTTGCAAACTTTTTTTTAGGCGACTCATTTCTTATATAATATAGAGAAATTATTATCCTTGCTTTTTTGAATCTCCTTGCAAAGTAAAACATACTTGTAGCCAAACCAGTATTCCTATGATTATTTGAAATCCTAGACCAACCCACTGTTGCTTTCTAGGGGCGGTGAACCACCCGTCGGAATCATAATCACTCAATATGAGCACTGTTCCATACCAAACCGTCAAGTAGCTGAATAAATACGCAACCGCCCCCATAAACTGTTTTTTTCCCAAATTTAAAAATTTTTTTTCCAGGTTCTTGGGGTCATCTATAATTCCAGAACTAGACATTCTTTATATCTGTAATTATTTTTATAATATCTTGTTCTAATTCTTTCTTTACGAATTTGAAAACATTAGAAACTACTTGATTAAGTATCTTATTAGTGTTGTATTTATCTTTTTTTATTACATCTTTACCAAAATACAATTTTCTTTCAAAGGTAACGTCTTTTGTATGTACTATGGGGTTTAGGTGAAGAGCGGATAAAATACCACTTACTTTTGTGTGGTTTCCTTCGTTCCCTACTACTCTGTTGTAATCTTTATAATTTATTTTTATTTCTATCTCTACGGGGATGACAACCTTTTTCAGTTGAAAATTAAACGGGCTCGTGTCATTTTCTGAAGTTTGTAATTCAGAATTTATGTTTAAAGCTTCCCAGGTCAAATTCCAAAAGATGCTCTCACGAGCTACTAAATCAGGTACTTCTTGCAAACACAAGTTTCCGAGTCCCAAGATTTCAGATGAATTAACGAACACAAATTGGTCTTTGATAAATTCGTTACCAGCATGAACGTGTATTTGCAAGAACGCCGTAATAATGATTGTCAACACAAAAGCGAAACAAATATAATCAACTCCTTCTTTGGGAATTTTTTTGTGTATAAAATGTATGCATAATATAGGAATTATTGATAATAGCAAGCACGTATAAATTCCTATTGCGATGTAATCGATTGGTTTTATGTGCATCGAAACAGAATTTTCAGGTATTTTTATTATCTTTTGCAACGCATTCCTATCTATTTTTGACGGCAGCGCCATTTCGTGAACAATATTTTGCCACGGGTCAATGTGCTTGATTGCAACAAGTTCTTGAATCTGACGCTCTACGACAGGTCTCGCTTTCCCAATCACATTAATAACATGATCTCGTAATTTTTGGTTTACAAAAGACACGTCTGGAATGTTCGGAAGATTTTCGGCGTCGGCGTGCCAAAATGAAGATAATGTGTCATTATCTCTTTTTTTTAATACGTGAAAGCTCATTTTTTAAATGATGAGAAAACAAACTACAATAATAAACGAGTTGGCAATAGAATATAGGATGACAAGAAAAATAAATATAGCATCATACCAGGATCCATCTCTTTTAATCTAGAATTTTTTTTTCAATCCTAACATTTCTTGAGTGCAGCATGTCAAAACAAACCGGAGCAGTTTTTGGTTGTTATCTACGCAAATAATCTCTAAAATTTTAGATCAGTTTCTAGATGGGGTGGGCGGGGGAATCTAGCTGCTGCTACTCTTAAAGATGATTATCCATAATTATCCATAATCCATTGCATGCGCTCCATTTCACGCTCAAGTTGATTTGTGGACAAGGGCGCGGGGTCGATAAATCCACTAATCTGCAGTTCTCTAATTAAATAATCCACAGTGCCGGGATCTTCTAAATTCTCGTCGTTGTATGGACCGCCCAAGTTAGTTGGCATCTTGCTTATGACCTCTTCAAGGCTATTTTTAACCTTAGAACTTGAAGGGTTGTCATTTTTTGTCGTCTTCTTCTTCTTCTGGCGTTTCTTCTTCTTGAGGCTCTTCTTCTGAAGAGCAACATCAAAGGAATGAGAAACCTGAACTATTCTGGAGAAGGTAACTTTGCGCACGGACAAGTTCCTTGCGTGCAAGTAGCCCCCACGACGTGATGCGGCGACTATCTCTGCGTCCTCGTCGTCCTCGTCGTCATCATTTTTTAAAAGTTTGTGTGATGGTTGGGTGTAAAAGTGAGACATGTGTGACGATCGATCATGCTATGTTCTGTCCGCGTTTGTATTGGATTGGAGAAAAAAAAAAATTTTTTACTCCCTCTACAATTTTTTTTTTTATCTATTTACACATCAAATGGATAAGAAGGGCAAAATTATCATAGTTGTGATCGCGTTATTGTTGTTGTCCGCGGGTGGGGCGTTTGGCATATTTTTAATGACACGTCAAAAAAACGACGACACAAACGACGACACAAACGACGACACAAACGATGACACACAACCGGCCGTTCCGCAATATGCTTTGCACGCGACACCAAGCAGTGCTGTTGAAGAGGGCAATTCATTGTCAATTAACCTAACAACTTCCAATGTTTCCGACGATACCTTGTACTATTACCAGATAACTGGTGTTCAACAAACAGACTTTTCATCTGGACAAATAAGCGATATATCCGGTCTACAAAAAAACGATTTTCCTATAAATTTTCAACTACTTGATGAAAAACCAGTTTTAACAGCGTCTGGTGGTTCGACCGAAAGTTCGGGCGAGACGTTAAAGTTTAATTTGTATTCCGATCCGGAATTCGCGACTCTTTTAACTGATATCACCGTGACCATAAATGACAGCGGAAGAAGGACTATAGACCTTCAAATTGAAAATATTATAGAACCCCAAATGAACGCAGAGGCCGCGTATTCATATTGGAAAGTGACGGGGCGCGATAGACTGGGTCTTGTAGAATCCGACAATAACCGCATACACGACAGAAGCCCAAACATCCGGGTGAAGCGGGGAGATATCCTCAAATTTACAAAAGTAACTAGTGGGGGTAGTTTGAATATAACTTACATGCAACAAAGCGGTTTTAACAACTGGGGTAATTTCCCAGTCACCAGTGACACGTTCGAATATTTACAAAATAACGGTGGTAGTTTAACTGAAGTAGAACCGCCCGCCGATGCGAGCGGCATTTCATTGGGAACAATAACTTGGAACACCGAGAACGCCACCGCAGGCTTGTATTATTATAACAATAATGATGAATTTACTGATCCTTTACACGTTCATGGAACTTCCCTGCCAACTGGTCTAATACAAATTATAAATTAAAATCCAAAATAAAAAAATTCCTTTATTAAGAATGCCTGTAAACAATTTGATTCGAGCAAATATTGGAGCAGCCTCTTTGCACGGTTTGTTGTTAGTAGCGCTGGTTGCGTACTACTTCATAAATAATCCAGACAAAACTTCGGTGTTTCTCTTTGACGAAAGTTGGGATCTTTCGAACGAGACGGAAAGATGCGAATGCTGGGCCGCTCAGGGTTATTTTACTACTAATTCTGAAATTAATTTACTCACCATGACACTCGTTTTTACAATCATAACATTTATCGCTCACGTGTTTTATGCGTCAAACATATCCAATGTTTACTTATCTGCGATAGATTCTGGTAAAAATCCTTATAGATGGATAGAATACGGCGCTTCCGCAAGTATAATGTTAGGAATTCTTTCTATTCTTGCTGGCAATCGAAATAGAAATTTGTTTATTTTAACAATTGTAGCTACGTTTGCGCAAATGCTCCAGGGGTACAGCATAGAATCTGCGGTGGCAAACGGCGGGTCGGCCGTCGACAGATTAGTTCCCCTTGTTGCTGGTTGGGCTTTGCTTGCTGGAGCATGGTACGCAGTGTATCACAAATGGTACGACGGCATGGCGCAGGCTTTCGACAATTACGATTATTGCAAGGAAAATAAAGATGACTTTGATGCGGGTGGCGGCAAGCCGCCAGAATTCATATCGCATCTAATTAACGTTGTGTTCGTCATGTTTGCTAGTTTTGGTGTTGTAAATCTTGCATACGTCGTGAATTCGTTCATCGGTGATGCCAAGTCTAATTTCAAAACTTATGAATTAGCCTATATTAGTCTAAGTTTTATAGCAAAAGCAATTCTTATCATATGGTGCATGTCTAGCATTTTTAACGGCGAGCTAGAATGGTTGAAAGATCCGGGATCTTTAGATGTTCTAGATGTAAAACAACCGCCATTGACAAATGAAGAAATGAGTTCTTATCAGGTCACCAAAAACGGAAAGACTTGGGTATTTGAAAGCAGTTCTACCAGCGGGGGTGCGTTTTTGCATCGCAATGGTTTTCAGCATAACGATTTTATGTGGCAATCCCAACTCGGCGGAGTCGGGGTTTCGGCGTACACTACGCAACTTGACTCAACGTCCTTTTATGATTATGCGGGAAATGCAACGGAGGGTGCTTATAAAACAGATGCTAGCGGCGAAAACCTCTATGGTGAGTGGTTGCAAATAAAATTTCCTGATCCAGTCTTAATGACCTCTTTTGCGATCAGTGGAGCACTTTCTGAAAATCTCCCAAGGTCTTTTAAGATTTTAGGCTCAGAAGGCGGCACAAGTTGGGACGTGCTAGGTGAATACACTGATGTAACAGTAGCAACTACTGATGAAGGAACAAATTTAAACCTAGGTCCTTTGGCAAAGAGTAGCAATAACTATTATTATTACGCAATCCTAATAACTCGTATTGAAAAAATAAAACAAGATGCGAATAACGTTGCTATTCGATGGTTGAGATATTATTCTACTCCGAATTCTTGTGTTTCATTTAATTCTGAATAACGTCGCCATTCGATGGCGATGAAGCTAAACGTCAAATACAAATAGATCAAACTTAGCATCATCTGCTGTGGCAGATGTACAATCAGCTACTGTACCGATAAAAGTAGTACCATTAATTTTTTCCATATTAACAACTAATGGTTGTGATCTACCACCTGCACCTGCATTATGAAAATGACCTTGTGCTAGTATAAGATAACTATCAGTATCGCCATAGTTATGAGCCATCGTAAAGGTAAACTGGAATGAACCATATCCAGATGGATTTGATATAGCACCGTAGGTTGCAGTAATACCTGCACCAGTCCAAGTACCTTGTGGATTTGATGAAAAATTTGTAAAGGCAGCGGTTCCTTTATACCTAGGACCACTACTTGCAAGGCTTTGAACCTGGCTTTCCAGGCTGGAGTCATCGGGGTGATCATGTTTCTGATTTATGAATCTTTCGGACAAATGTACTATAGACGACAAAACCAATCCGATAAAACTTACGATTCCAATTATAACATTAATTGCCACAAGAACTTTAAAATTAAACTCCATTATTCTTATTATTGAAAGATAAATTTTTTAAAAATCAATATCGACTGCCTGGTACAACTCTTCTGGAATTTTTTTTATTTTGAACGTCAATCTATGTCCTTTGGAAAAGCCATGTGATATGATACCATCGATATGTTTTTTTGTGCCGTACCCTTGATTTTTTAATAAATCATAGTTGTCGTTTAATTCTGCGTCTTGCGAACACAGATCGCGAATGTACGACGTGTGAGCAACCTTTGCTATGATGGATGCAAACCCTATCCCGTCATGTATTAAATCTCCCTTGATAATACATTTGTGAGGTATTAATTTGTCGTTTCTGAAATAAGGTTTGAATTTATTGCCATCAACGTAAATGTCATCAAACGGTATTTTAAGCGCGTCTAAGGCCCTATGAAAAGCCATCATCGTACAATGATATATGTTATGCTGATCGATTTCTTCTGAACTTGCTGTTCCGATGCTCCATTCCAAACAATTATGTTTTACCCATTCGGAAATTTTTTGTCTTTTTTGAGCAGAAATTTTTTTACTATCGTATGTTTTTAGTTTGAAGGGTGGTTCTAAATCATCTGGTAAGATGACGGCTGCTGTAAAAACAGATCCAAACAAACTGCCCCTTCCGACTTCGTCTAAATAAACTCTCATCACAATTGAAATTTTATTATGTACGAAATAATAATCTATCTGGATTTATTTGTGAATATCATTTTGATAATAAACACGTTTTTAGATTTCTATTCTAAACCTTTGTTTTCTTTTTAGCTCAGTGTCTTCTCGGTCGCAGTTGCTGATGTTGCGTTTATAATAATTAAGATGAACATCGAAGCCATCGGACAATTTGCAACGAAAATTCTGTTTTTGGTCAACCTTTAACTTTTTTCCTGACGCGTCCGTGTAATAACTACCGGTCGAATGATGTAAATTTTTAAGTCTTACCCTGTCTGGCTTGCCCGGTAATTTATTCACTCTGTACATAGTTTGCCCGATGCCAAAGCAGGATTCTGTAGGTTGTGTTTTGGTGCAGTCGTTTATCAACGATTTTGCACCGTCTGGAATATTAAAGACTTTCCAAAATAAGTATATGCTATCGACACCCTCGGGAATATTTTCAGCAAAAGAAACAATGTCTCTATATTTTTGCCTTGCGTACACAAATTGATCTATCTGCACGTGAATAGCCCACGTTGTCGTCATGAAATGATCATAATGGCGTAATTGATTGACTAGCGTGTTTTGTTTGGGTTGCGGAAGAATCGCTACGTAAATTTTCGACTCGTGCCAATTTTGAATAAAATTATTTATGAGCTCTTTTGTTGAATCCGTCGAATTCCGATCAATGAAGACAAATTGCGTAACTCCTTCGAATGCATAATGACGAAGCCATTCTTCTATGTTTGCGGCTTCATTTTTGAATGATGTCAGGATTCCAACCGTGGTTTTCGTATCTCTATATTTGGAGATTTCAACGGTAGTTTTCACATGGTTTATATGACTGACTTTGCTGCTCAACATAATAGCATTTTTATTTTGGACTTTTTGGGCCATTTTTGCGGTCATGGAATCATCACAAATAAGGCGTGGAGCTCCACACATAATTAAAAATGACTGATCGTCGATGTAATTTCTTGGGTGCAAATCCAAATTTTTCAAAAACACGTAATTTGAGTGCTCTAACTCATAAATTTGCTGGCAATTCTGTTTTAGCAAAAGAAATCTAGTTGGCTGCGGTACTTCATTCTTTAATTTACTAAAAATTTCGTACAGAGCAAGCTTTGGGAAATAGACCACACATTCTACTTCTTGCTCAATTTCTAAATTTATATTGTAATGATCTGTATAATCGTGAATTATTTTCTTTAGCGACATATCAATCGCCGAGGATATGTTCTGCTGGTTGTCGTCCGCATGGAACGGAACTTCGTGGTAATTTACATAATCTATCAATCTTGCATTTTCGACGTAATTCTTAACTTTTTTTGCATTTAACCAATTATTTAATTCTATGCCTAAAGTTTCTAGATTATATTTTATTTTAAAATTTCCAAGCCAGGAATGCAGTAAAGTCGATAAAAATGACATGATTAACACAAAAAATGCTACGAATAATATTTCTTGCAATTTCATTTTTCGCCTTTATTTTATAATGTTATTTTTTTTCTTTACGGCCCCCGCAAAAAAAAAGATTACACTCTCCTGTTTAAAAATATTCTCCACGCAAGTTATGACGGGAACGTGGCTGCGATGGAATTCTACGACGATCACGTCCATGACGACGTTGTTGGACAAATTACTCATAACGCTTTGCGTGGATTGAACACGTTCATCCCCACGCCTTCGCCATCTTCGTTTGAAATGGTACACCAAACACTAGAAATTAACTCGTGTTCTATGGTTACCAGTGTCGCGTCTACTTTTTTTTTCCACGTAATGTGGATGTTGATGGGGGTTTTACTGTACTGATACGTGTCGCATGACACGTTTTACACAAACCCGTATTATTTGAACTATTATCGACGTTTGCGAAATGTGATTTAATATCCAAATTACAACTTTTTGAATAGTTAGGGTGACACCATCTACCTAGTTGTACGGGGGGATTCTTTAATTTGAAACTATTATATAATATTGTAGCAATAATTTTAAACATGGTTACTACTCTTATTTATTGTATTTGGAGAAAATTTAAAAGGTTACTTAAATTGGAGGTTTTAGGACTTTAAAAAGAATCAAATTTTTCAGTAGCACAACCAATGCCATGTTCGTGCTCGTCTTTGCAGGTCGCTTCCCATCTCTCTTAAAACCTCTGTATTTTGGTTTTTGTAAAAATTCATCTAAAACCTCCAAAAGATTGGTCCTGATCTGTTTTGACGATAAATTATTTTCGTCAGTGAAATCGCTAATTGCATCGGAGAAGCAAATTTCCGACCAATCGACACGACCACTAATTTTTTTATAGCTTTGTAACAATTTGTTTTTCTTTTTGTCTTCAAGGTTTGGTGGAAAACAAATGCTGAATGGTTTGCGATAATATCTAACAGCGTTGCTAAAAAATCTATAATTTTTTACAATGTCGTAATCGTAACGAACTGGTGTCCTAAAAGTTATATTGAATCTTTTTCTAAACGGTTTACTTTTCACGCTTTCCAAGACGCGGTGTTCAATGTTTCCAGACATGACTAAAAGGGACAAGTGTGGCAACTCGATAGTTGTCCAGTCGCCGTTTTCTTTTCTAATTTGAAAACGGGCTAAGTTGTCTAGACTTTTTTTGCCATCTTCGTATAGCGTTAAAGATACAAAGAGTGGTTCGTTCTCAAAATTTCTTTCGTAATAATCTTCGCTGTCTGTATGCGCAGAAATGCGATGGCTTCGTTCGCTGTAGTAGTTACACCACATGCCTGTTCCAGAATGGTCTGCAACTTTAGCTCCGTATTCTCTTAGACTTGCTCTGACGCTGCGCAAGATTCCAGTTTTTAGAAATTGCCTAGGGATTGGCGCTGGCACACCAATAGTTGTTGCGGTGCTAATTGGGATTGACGCAGCCCATGCTGTAAATCCATACTTAAACCCGTAGGGAACGCCGTCATCCGTATAGTATCTTCCGTCGCCATAAGCAGTTACTGCTCTAGGTGGTCCATAATCGAGCCATCCGCCGGGAATAAAGCGATTCCAATCAAATTTTTTCACCGATTTTACGATTTTATTTTTAGGATCGTGTAATGCGTGTAGACTTATCATTAAATATTTAGTGAGTAAAAATAAAAAAATTATACTCTACTGATGCTTTGCAGCGCAAGAAAAAACATAAAACTTAAGCAACAACAACAAAGTCAAATCCAAAATTGTTTTGTGAGTTGTCGTCTTGATCTTTCACAATAACAGTAACATCAAAAGACTTCTTTCCGGAAGCGTCCTCATTATTTTTACCAAGTGTAGCTATAGATATTATATTGTTTACACCTACTGTGTTTGTATTTTGATCGGCGTCACTATAGAGCACTTGATAGTTATGGTATTTTGGAGATGTTGCAAAGGTTATTGTAAACCTATACCATGTTACATTTAATCCTGAAATGCCTCTGTAATCTTGAGTCTGCGACGTTAATTGTTTAACAGCACTGGCAACGTTAACGTCATTTAGGAGACTCCCTTGTACATCTCCACCAGGATGTGTCACCGATCCTCTCGCAATCACAGTACCTTTTTCACTTTTTTTAAGAAAATGAAAAACCAAATACAGACCGGTTGCCAATAAGATCAAAATCACAATAACGGAAACAATCACAGAAATTATGTACTTATCCATTTTATTAATAAAAAAAATAAAAAAACGTGTGGCATACGAAGAAAGTATAAATTTTGAGGTTATACAGAAGGCGTAAAACTCCAATTTAATTTTTGGCAAATAGCTCTAAATATTTGATCTTGCTTGTGTAGTTTGTCTCGACCCTTTAATAAAGTAAAATTTTGCTTGAAATCTTGCAATCCAAGAATTTCGCAGAATTTAAAGAGGATATAAGAATAGGATAAAAAGTTTTTTCTCTCTGGAAACAATTTGTCTCTCACTTGTTCAAACGGTTCTTGCATTTGAGCGAACATGTTTCTCAATTCTTCTTCTTGTTCCGGAGTTATTCTAGGTGGGGTCTTGCCCGTAAGTCGACAGGCTATTAGTAAGCTGTGCTCGTAATATTTTCTGAGTTTCAATTCTTTCAATACTTGCCGAATCCTAGCTGCGTCAATTTGTTCAGGCAAGATTTTTTCGCGAGCTAGACGTTTCATGCAGTTATCAATAATCTCTTTGGGGATTTCGCAGTTTTGCTTTGCCATGGACGTGTTGACCCACTCGCAAAAATGATTCGCTCTTTTGTATTGAAACGAAACGTAATCCATCTCGTCGTTCCAGCTCACGTTTGTAGAAACCGCATCTTGAACTTGCACACTCACTCCACATCGGGAACAAACCAAAGAACTGTCTGATTCTCTTTCTAATTGAGTATCGCAATTAGGACACAAATCTCCGTGTGATATGTATACTGGCGGCGCATGACCATGAAATTCGCTTAAAAACTCATCTTTCAAACTATGTTTTTCAATTCCCCTATCGCCACCTTCTCTAGACGCCATGCGTATAGTGCGCGTGAGATCAGACCTCTTTCTGTATCGTACGGGGTTTTGCGTTTCTGCAAGGCGTACAACGGAATCAGAGATGTTTCCGCGGGCGTTGTCATCTTTTGAATTTTTATACTGAACTAAATAAGGTTCCGATTCGGCCAAATACTCGCGCTTCTTTATTCCAAGTTCAAATCTTTTCTTTTCCCGTTGTAATTCATCTAGTTCCTTGTGAAGATCCTTCAATAATCTAATTTTGTGGCGACCCTCTTGTGATTCTAGTACCTTCTCGAGTTTGCACAGGTCTTCAATTTTCTTTTCCAACTCTTTTGGAACCGTTTCCAAGGTTTTTGCATGGTGATGGATGAATTCAAACAAGTTTATGGGATCTTCGGATTTGATGGCAGTCTGGCTTTTCTTTGTCGCAAATGTGGCCATTTTACCTGCACAATTTAAATTTAATTTTTAAGGCAAATTTGTTTTTTTTGTATAAAAAATTACCCACCCTCCGTTAAAATTTTATTTACTCCCTTCGTCGAAAATAGGAGAGCAAGACCTCACATAATTCAAATTTCAAATCCTAGACATGACGCAGGCCCGCGACGACGAAATCTACGACAGACACGTGAGGTCTTGGCAAAAGTTTGCAGAGCTTAGCGAAGAATACACGACTCACTATAGCACAGAAGGTAAAAATCGACCGACGTTGGATCCTCTTAAATATGACGTTGATACTTTTGGTTTTTTACAAGATCCGTTGGAAGATAAGGCGTTGAACGCTAGACAACAGTCCGACGATTGGGACGGCCTGCCCTTGTCTCACCAAAGCATTAAGATGGAAAAATGTGTTCTAAAGGGCGGTGGCAAAGATAGCAAGGGAGGAAATGTCACTTGCATTTGTGGAGCTGGTTATAAATTGTTTCGACAAGGTTCTAATTTTTTAGACACCACCACAAAAATATGCATCTTTAATTTACGCCTGGCGCAAACGTTCAGAGAAACTACACAAAATGGCAGTCAAATGATTTGCCCAGTTCAAATTAGCCTTGCGTATGCTTGGGAACGCACGAGAATTAGAAACATGTTGTTGCCGCCGTTTTTAGACCTGGACGACACCTTAACAGTCGACGCTCGTTGTGTGGAAGAACACATTGACGCAGATGGATTCGTGCAGCAATCTTTGCAAAATTTACACTACAGCGAAGAACAAATTAGACGTAGAATTACAATTTGCACCCAAGTGTTATCAGATATGATCAACATAAAACCGAGCGAAATATTTGCTGTTGTTTCAAAATCGAAAATACCTGGTGTTGAATTTGTTAGAGTCCGGGATGATGACGTTAAATACAAGTGGCGCTTTGCCCCAAAGTTTGACAATGATTCCCACCACGAAATTCCAAAAACGCAAATAAAGGTTTCTTCGTGGCTTGTATTTGGTCTAAAATGTTTCTTAGAACGAGAAGTGAGAGATGATGAATTTAACTACAAGCCTATAATATCGACGATTGAAAAAATGAAAGAGTACGAGTTATCTTTTTTCAAGAATATAAAAATGATGATGAAAAAACAAGATCCTGTTAGAGACGTGGGGAATCAAAAAATACACGCGCGTGGATTCGGAATTTTCATGTGTCACGAAAAACTTAAATTATTCAACAAGAAGGTAAGTGCAGCTTTACAAAGAGATGTTCGTGAAAATCCAGATTTTTGGTTATTAAACAATACCATCAAAATAATAACAACAAACATCAAAGTTGATTTTGACGCGAAAGGTATGAGACTGCCTCACGCTTCAAAATCGTTTCCCTGTTGTTATCACGAACTATACTCCGGAATCCAACAAGATGTCATAAAATCAATCTCGCATAGCAATTGCATCACAAAAAGATTTAAAAACAAAAACCTTTGCAACTCGATATGCTGTTCCAGACAAGAAAAAAGTAAGTGCCCCTTTCCTACTGGCATCCATATTAACGAAAACGGCATTGATCCAAGAGACTCTTGGTTGTTAACAGCGCGATGCAACGCAGTCGTTGAGGTAAGCGATGGCAACGGCAAATCTATCGATTGGTGCAAACGTTTGCTCAAACACCCGGATTTTGGATTCATGTACGAAAGCTCGCTTATGTGTTTGTATGTAGATCGAGCATTTAGCGTTCTGGACGAAGAAAATGAAAAATTTAAATTTAACGAACCTGTTCCCGGAATTAGGCTATGTGCTTCAAATAGAGTACAAATTATGCACCCCGCCGAACCCGAATTCGCCGGCGTCGACGGAATCGTAAATGTCCAGCATATTAAGCAGACTTATCAAAATGGAAGAAAGGGAAGATTGCCGGAAAAATTACAAGTTTACGATTGCGATGAACTTCAGTTGTCCCAAAAAGTCGTGCATGAGCGTCATAATTTTTCAACATCGGAAAAGGAAACATTAGACGACGACGACGGCGAACAAGAGAACGCCATATTTTGGGATAACTGGTCTGCCGAAGATTTTTTCAAGGATAAAAAGTACAAAAAAATGTTGACCAAAATCGATCCACTGTCTCCACCGAAAAGCAGGTTACGAGTCAACAAAACTCTCAAAACATATCTTGATGAAAAATTTCCAAACAGCGACATTGATTTTTACGAGAAAAAAATTAGGACAGCTTTATGCCGAGTAGTTCCAATTTTGCACGCAGAGTCTTGCGAAATGTACACTCTTGACAGGGATTTTTTCTGTGCCGAAAAAAAGCATGAAACAAGCCAAACGTTTCCAAACATCAATATCAAAACATTTGTTCATGAAAAAGACAACGGTAAATTAAATGGCTTGGTAGTAGCACTTGGACCCGTCAACGTCCACGGTTTTTTTTGTCCTTATTTTAAAAGCTGCGATCTTCGTAAATCATTTCACAAACACGATGAAGAAAATACCGAAGACATGATAGGACCTTGTGTTGTTATCAAATACGACGACACCAAGCCAAAATTCTTGTATTCCATAAATTGTGGTCATCGAGAATGTATATTAAAAAATTGTGGCAAGGCGCAGCAACCCCTTACCGCCGAATTTTGCTCTCTCAACTCTGATTGGTTGCAAGAACTTTTTGGAATCAAAGGCATTGAATCTTCGTCGGCGCAGTCAAAGAGAAGTAGTTCTCAATATCAAAATTTTAAAGAAAATTTACAGAAACAGCTAAAGAGGATAAAAAAAAATAATGACTAACATCAAACGGCATGAGTTTAAGATTACACAATATCGAATTTCATCTTCCCTCTGAATCCAATATGAAGAAGACGAAACAGATTCTGTCGAAAGTCACAAGCGAGCTAAAAGAACTCAAACGTAAGCTCAGTAAGCTTGAAAGACGAAGACCGGCGTCAAAATACGAGAAGGAAGTCCAAAAGCTATACGTGGACATCGCTGAGAAACGCCAACTCGTGGGCAAGCACCAAATCGTTCCTGATTACTTTTATGCTAACAACAAAAAGTATATTAAAAAAAATTTCGTCGGTGCTGGGGGTTATGGTTCCGTCCATGTATACCAGTCTAATAAGGATAGTAACGATAAACTTATTATAAAAAATTTTACTAAATACGATAGTACAAACAATGAAGAAAAATTAGTACACATCCTCGTCAGGGAAAAAAATTATGATTGCGGAGTTACTCCTATCAAATCACACGTACACACATTATCAAATGGAAAAAAAAAGATTTTTTCAATTATGCCTTTAATGGTACCCATCAGAAGAATAGAGTTGACGCCTAATCAAAAAATTCAATGTTTCTTAAGTGTTATCCGACAAATCCAGTGTTTGATGAGATATGGAATGTATTATTACGACTTGAAGCCCGAGAATGTTCTGAGTTCCACAAAAAATATCAGTAAAAACACAAAAACAAAAAAAGGTAAGGAATATGTTTTAAAACAATGCAGCACAAAAGAATTATTTAGAAACCAATTTTTCCTTGGCGACTTGGGAAGCATTTGGTCAAGACGCTACAACCGCGGCAACCCGATATCTACTTATCAGTATCTAGGTAATAATTTGAAAAAAACAAAACACCAATTGCATGTGTTGAATGTAAAAATTCATTGTATAATATTCTTGCTGGATTTGTTTAAACTAGACAATGAAGCACAGGACTTAGAATTTAGCAAAACTAGGGATGAGCAGTCTGAAAACTTAATTATTGCTATCGATAGTTTAGAGCCTAAGCTCGGGGGTGTGATGGGGTATGACACTAAGAATGTGCCACGGCGTATGACCCCGCAAGGCAAAAAAAAATTTATAAGAAATTTAAAAAATTGGGTAAAATTGCCCGTTGCGATAACGGACACTAACCCAGATTTGTTTATTTAAAACTAATAAAATTTCCTTAAAAAGAGTCATGGCGCCCGAGCCAAAAAACGTTCACGAATACCTCGTAAAGCGCGGCGCCATGAGCTCACGGAGCTCCTGCTCCCGCCTCCCACGCGTTCGACGCGGCCCAGCCCTTGTCATCTCGGCCAGCTCGGCGTCAATATTTCGTCTGACAGATCGCCTGCGCCCTGGTGTCGGCGGTGTCGTAGGCGTTCCCCGAGGTGTTGGCGTTTCCCGAGGTGTAGGGGTTGGTGTCTCTGGCGGTGTGTCGTCTGGCGGTGGCGGTGTGGCTGGCGGTGTGGCTGGCGGTGTGGCTGGCGGTGTGTCGTCTTCGTTTGATGAGTCGAAAAGCGAATCCAAAGCGCTAAATAAAGGTCTTTGTGCAGGTGTTCGCGCGACTGGTGATCCAATGTGGGGTTTGATGACAGCCGGAACTGTAAATATTGGTATACCTAGCTCTCTGGCAAGATCGAAATTCCAATTTTCTTCAAAGAATTTTTTTATTTCGGGATTTCTTGCCATTTGTGACACTAAGTGTCGTATAGCGTTGCGCACAATCATGTTTGGGACATAATTACGATATGTTAAAACGACGCCGCTTGATGTTCGTATAGGATACATGTCAAGTCGGTCTAAAGAAGTTTTCTCATAAGTAAACCCATCTGCGGCAACTACTGGTTGAATAAATATGCATTGAGTGATGGGACATGTAAAGTCTTCTAAATCTATGTCACCCGCGGCACCCCCAGAAATGCTTTCAAACGAGGACTTACTATCGTTAAACTTGATTCCTAACGTTTTTAAATAATTTCTTCTTGATGTTTTACTTGGCAAGGCTTGTAAAGTTTTTTTTATTACTTGTTTTGCAGGCATTTTATATATACCAAACAAAAAAAAATGGCCGCTTTGTCTCGTTGAGCGGCTGGTTGAAACAGTTGCCCCCAAAAACATTCAAACATAGTTCCCATATTTGATTTCGTCGAGATGTTTTTGGGCGAAGGATGTTGCGTTCCAAAACATACATCTAGTAATCGTCACACTGGACACGTTCCACTTGTTGAGCGACTGGTTGAAGGACTCTGCGTATGCAAACATAGCATACATATACTTCACTTTGGACACGTTCCACTTGTTGAGCGGCTGGTTGAAGGCTTGTGCGTTCCAAAACATTTCGTTCATATCTTCAACATTGGACACGTCCCACTTGCTGAGCGGCTGGTTGAAGGATTCTGCGTCGTAAAACATATTGGTCATATTCGTCACTTTGGACACGTTCCAATTGTTGAGCGGCTGGTTGAAGGAGCGTGCGCGTCGAAACATATGGTACATACTCGTCACACTGGAAACGTTCCAATTGTTGATCGGCTGGTTGAAGGAGGTTGCGTTTTCAAACATAGAACTCATACTCGTCACTTTGGACACGTCCCAATTGCTAATCTCGCCGTATTTGTCCACGATGCGCTCCTTTCTAGCTCCACCGGCGAGATAATCTTGAACGGCACGACGCAGCGTCTTGTTTGTAAAAGGCGGAATGAGTAGCGGGTGCCTTTTTCCAATTTGCTTGACGACATCGGCGGGCAGGAGCTGCAAAGCAGTGGACAGTTCTTGCTGTGTCAGTTGCGACAGCCGTCTTCTCGTGACACCACCGCGCATCTTTTTGGGGTTGCGATCATCCATCTGGAGAGAAATATAAAGACGTTCCTCCCATTTGTCTTATTGTACGATCAAACACCACATCACTAACGAAAAATGAGGCCCAAGGTTTTACGAGAACGTTTGCAAACCTGTTCGTTGCATCCGTTTCAAACGCCTAAAAAAAAAATCAGCTTGGAAGACGACGACGATTTTTTAGCTTATGCAACCCCGGAAAATCAGATCAAGAAAACTTTATCTTCTCCTCCATCATTTCGTAAAATAAAAAAGTTACCGCCCGTTGATGTCAAACATCAAAAACGTTTAGCCGACTATGGATTCCTGCCACCCCCGCCCTCGTTATTTAGATACACAAAAACGTTGGGCAATTTGAAAAATTAGACCGTTAGCGTTTATTTTTTTATGTGCCAACGAACCATTCAAAAAAAAAAATAAGCAATACAAATGCCGGTGACTAAGAGATTAATTATAATTTTGATACCAGTCGTCCTAATAATTTTAGTAGTAATCGCGTCATTAATAGTATTATTCCGTCCAAAAATTGACGGAATCGAGGATATCAATGGAATTTGGGTAGTATTTGGACAGCAATGCCCAGGAGATACTGAAAAAATCAACAACGCAGAATCTCTGGCAGACTTGGCGTTTTGTATAGAAAATTTTAATTTAATTGATGGCAATGATATCAATAAATACGATGAGCATCCACCTGGTTGTATTCGAAAAAATGGGGAAATAATATTTAATTTGCAGTCATCTGGTGTAACCGATCCACAGGGCGATATAACTTATTACGAATTTTGCAAGAATTCACAAAACGTGGAACAGACAATTAACCCAGGCTGTGCAAGACAAAGTGAAGCTCAAACTGTCTTTAATGTCGAACAATTATGTTGTCAAGACGTCGGATGCACAAATCCTAACGAAAAATCTAGATATGATTCCATACACTGTTTTGATGACGGGAGCTGCAACCCAGTCCTTTTGGCCAACGAGCAATATAGATTTAAACCATCTTCAGTTGTAGATAGTTATGTCTTCAAGTCGTGCTCTTTTAATGAAAATGTTTATCAAGATTCTGACAATTATCCACAAGCCCTTCTAGAAAACGCATACAACCCCTACGACGAAACTGTCGGCGCGCAGCTAACGATTCTAAATAATTTTGAGCCAAATTTTGAGTATGTAGTAACGGACGAAAACCGAGAAGACGAAGTTACGTATTGCATTGAAACACCAAAAACGTTTTATATATATATTGACTATCTATCGTTTGAAAACGCACGAGTGTATGGTAAGGACCGGTCTGGCGTTTTAGAATTCACAACGCAAATCCAAAATTTAGAAGATTATACTGATTCGACGCAGTTGCAGTTCTACGACGGCGATACTGTCGTATTTTTCGTTTACAATAACTTTTATTTGGGGAACGCTCAATGTCGTGCATCGAACGAATGCCTGCTTGACAGCGATGGTGGCGCTGCGAGCCCCACGTACACGTTTAACACTGTAGGAACTTATTATTATGGGGTTGAAGATTTTGCAAAAATTTGCGGAAGCATTTTGATTACACCACGCGAAAAAATAGATAGCGATAGCAAACAGGCCCATTTCGCCGTTATCAGAGTTGAAACGAACACAAATGACGAGCTTGGGTTCGTTTCAGAATCAGGTGGATTCATGCAGGCAGACCGCCCAATATTTGCTGCGATACAGGAAACCCACGGAGATTTGGTGTCACAGAAAAATCCATCGGCTTCAAACTTGTCCTTGCGCAAATTTAATCCAAGCATTGATTCAGACGACAATATTGAAGAATTTGCCAAAGACGAACATGGAAGTATAGTCGGCGTTCGCGTAGTCATTCAACTCATCGACGAAAACGGCAATTGCGTTTCTCCGGGTTTGCCAGTAAGAAATTCACCAAATTCTGAAGGCTGGATTCAGGGATCTGAAGACTTGATTGATTTTGAACATGTTGAGTTGTATTACGACGACTCTTTAGTAATATACGAAGATCAGGAAAAATTAAGTATTGTTGACGAGGAGAGTAAAATTTTTGTCCGGGGGGCTACCTACAAATTTACTTTTGAAGAGCCTAAATTGCAATTTGCTATTTACTCACATGTCGTAAATGAAAATCCGTCATTTCCTTTCTCATCAAATTCAGAGACAGTGACAAAAAACATTTTCAATCGCGATTTTACGTTTACCTATAATCTGACTGGTGTACTTAGTAGTGATGTTGATGATAATCTTTTTAAATTTTTAAATGATTCTGATGAAAATTTGCCCACGAAAAATTTTACGATAGAATATCCATATTCCATAATGCTCAAATCCTACAAAATTACTATTGACCAAGAAGATCCGGACAATCTTCCAAGTAGGTGGGTTTTGCAGGGTAGTAACGAAAGCTCATTTAGCTCTAACGAGGTCATATCTTTAATAACAACAAATTCTCAAATAAATTGGATCAATGGATCTGATACGTGGGAAACAACCAATCAAAAATCATATAAATATTATAGAATTATTTTCAAAGATCCTATACAAAAAAAAATAAAAAGAATACAATTTTATGAACAGAGAATGCAAGAGTATAGAGAGGGCGTAAGCCATTACACCCTCGAGGATGCGTCAATGACTCAAATTAAAATTCCATACGACGCGCCCTCATCAATAATAATTCACAGATCTAACGGTAACGATTTAGAACTTGCATCTATTAATGTAGTAGACGACGCCTCTAATCGGCCTTATTTTACAGTTGATGACGTCTATTCCAATCCGCAAACGGGACCTATGCTGCCACTTAATAAAGTTATTGATAAAAATGAAATTGATCCGATGAAATATAGAATAGAGCTTTACGAACTATGAGTCTGTTTAAGAAATTTTATCTGATTTCTTCCGTCTTTTTTAGTGTGAAACGTTACCAAATCTGGATATTTATTTTGCAGCCTCGCGGCGCATTCGTTTTCTTTTTCAATGGTTCGTCCCGCTGCGTTATTGCCACCTTTTGCATATATCGTGGATTTGAATGTCAATTTATCAAATCTAAGTACTCCTCCGTATTTTAAGTATGATAGAATGCTGTAATGATAGTCATTTTTATATTGGGTCGACTTATAAAATCGTAAACTTTTGTCATTTATGAACCCGTAGAAAGCGCCATAAATGAAAGACAAGCCGGTATTTATACCACCAGGCTGGACTTTCTTAGTCCGCATGAAATAAGCATTCGCCACCGGATAAAACCCGAATAGTTGTAGTTTTTTTTCTTCAAGGAGTTTAAATCCCTTGTGCAATATTTGTTTAAAATTGTTTACTCTTTTTAGCTTATTTTGGTTGTCGAGCTTATAGAGGCCGGTAATGTCGTCGTCCATGGCTACTAAGCGTTCCCCGGTTGGAAAATAATCCACTATAAAATTGCTTATGTTAGTCAATCCTCTTTTTCCAATAATAATATTTCTATTGTATTTATTGTTTTCAAGGGCCTGCTCATATTTTATTTTTTGCGCCTTGTCATCTACAAATATGTAAACAAGTCGTGGATCGATCTTGCTGTCTTCCAGAACTTTTAAAGTTTTTTTAATCAAGACTTTGGTTCTTTCGTACGTAGGTATGACTATTTTGTAAGTAGTCATCATATCTTACTCCCTAACAATATTATTTTGAAATGTTTTCATTTTTAAATACACTAGTCGCAAAAGCTTATTTATTAAGCGGTTTTGTATAAAATTGGGGGGACTATCCCAAGCAAGGGTATGAAAACTGTAAACACAGTGCTTACAATCGACGTTGGATAGCGCCAACCTTTGCCCTTTAACTTAGCAGTGTAAATTGAAGCTACCACAAGCATCGCAATTCCTATAATTAGAACCGTCGCGGCAATTGCATATAGTGTAGACATAATCTCATCATCGTCTTCGTCATCCATGAGTGTTTGTTTAATCTAGAAATTTATTTTTTTGAGAAAAGAGGAAAAAAATAAATTTCAAATGTTATGATGATGTGTTCTTACATATGTCCCATAATATTGCTGTGCACAACTGCATTTTTTTTGTGCAACGAGGAAATAAAACAAATTCTGTTACTTGGCTACGCTGAACACGATTCGCACACTGGGTTCGATTCGCAAGATGGATTGGAATTTTGGGAATTTGAAACTGCGAACTGAATAGCGGAAGCTGGACTGTTCATGCGTAAATAATAAGTGCTAGTTTTTAAACCAAGGGACCAAGCTTTGAAATGAAGGGACGTCAATTTGGCTCGCGTAGGATCTTTCATAAAAATGTTGAGAGACATGCTTTGGCAATTGTACTTACCCCTGACCGCTGCGTGTTCTAATAGATCTTTTTGCTTAATTTCCCACGCTGTCCTAAAAACCGCTTTTTCGGGATTAGACAGAATTTCTTTAGGAAGTTGCTGGACGCTGCCAAAGTTTTTTAGTAAATTATCTTTGACCTCCGAATTCCATCTATTTTTTGACAAAAGGATCTTCCGTAACTGCTTGTTCACAACAACGTGTTCGCCGGCCAGCGTGCCTCGTGTAAAAATCATAGCGCTATACGGTTCTATGGACTCGGAATTTCCAGCAATCTGCGCCGTTGACGCAGTAGGCATGAGCGCGGTGCTCAAAGAATTTCGCAGACCGTGCATCTTTATGTTTTGTTTTAGAACATCCCAGGATTTAGTAGGGATTTCATAAGGTTTCTTTTCCCACAAATCGTATTGCAACAATCCCCGGCTAGCCGGACTTCCTTCATACGATTCGTAGGGGCCATATTTTTCGGCTAATTTGTTGCTCGCGTCTAGGGCTGCGTAATAAACCACTGCGTGTATTTGCTCGTCGAGCAACAAAGCTTTTGCGGATCCCCACGCATATTTCAGACTTGCAAAGCAATCAGCTAATCCCTGTGTTCCAATCCCAATCGGACGATGTTTCTTGTTAGAGAGTTCAGCTGATGCGATCGGATAATAAGACACGTCTATGAGGTTGTCTAAATGCGTAGCGATTTGAAACGTAGTATTGTATAGTTCCTCAAAATCAAAACCCGTATCTTTTATGAATTTAGGAAGGCAAATTGAAGCCAGGTTGCACACGGCAGTCTCGTTTGTGTCGCTATATTGCACAATTTCCGCACACAAATTTGAAGAACGTATAGTTCCAAGGTTTTGTTGGTTGGATTTTCGGTTGCAAGAATCTTTGAACAATAAATACGGCAGACTCGCATTCATTTGTAAATCAATTATTCTGTAAAATACGTCACGAGCCTTCATTTGCTTCGTATACATCTTTTTTTGTTCGTAGTCTAAATAAAGATTCTTATAATTGTCGCCCCATTTTTCCGAGAGACCCGGGCATAGCTCTGGACAAAAGAACGACCACTTTTCGTTGTTCTTAACTCTTTCCATGAATAAATCTGAAACCCAAACGGCTGTAAATAAATCGTGAGTTCTTAATTCCTGACTTCCATATGTTTGCCTAGCTTCTAAGAATTCGATGAAATCAGGATGATGCGGTTCAAGGTACACAGCAATCGACCCCCTTCTTCTTCCTCCACCTTGATCAACTGTCTTAGCCATAGTATTGAACATTTGCATCACCGGCAGGATTCCATTTGCTGCGCCCGAGCCCCCGTTAATTGGCGACCCCCGCGCCCTAATATCGTGAAAAGAAATTCCTATGCCCCCGCTCATGTGACTTATTTTAGCGCAATCGTGAAGGCTAGAAAATATGCCGTCCACGCTGTCCTTGTCGGAAGTCATTGCGTATAAAAAACAAGACGCAAGGCTTGGATTCTTTTCGCATCCACAATTAAACATTACCGGCGTGGCGAAACTTGCGCGACGGCTACTCAGGGTTTTAAATAATTGCACAACCTCATCCTGCGACGCGTCTTCCCGTACGAGCGAGATTGCAAGGCGCATGTACATGTAAATGGGACGTTCGACGATACCCGAAGCATCTCGCAAAAGATATGCTCTTTCAAGAGTCGACAGGGCAAAGACGTCTAGGTCTTCGTCTAAATTATCATGTTCTTGTACTAAATTATCGTAAAATTCCTTGTTTTTCATTACCTGTTCGTACAACGCTTTGGAAACAACTGGACGTTTCTTTCCTCCTGGCGATACGTTGTCAAATAATTTTGTTATGCACGCGGAAAAGCTTGGTGGTGTTGCAATCCGTATCGCTCGCAGGGCAAGCCTAGCTGACATCTTTTCTGTGGCCACGTCTGCAACTTGCATAGCTAAAATTTCTTGGGATATTTTCTTATAACATTCTGGCAGTTTTAATTTTTTTGATTTATACGCTTTTTGTACGTCTGCTACCAAATCTTTAGGTAGTTCATAATTAAACTCATTTGCTAAATTCTTGATAGCGTCCATTTTTGTTAATAGAGTAAAAAAAAAATAAGTTTTTTTAACGCACCGACCTTGTTATGTTTTATCGCGCGATCTTTTTTTAAATAATCCTTTTAGAGTTCCTTTAGTGTTTTCCTCCCCTGATTCCCGAGACGACACGTCCTTCTTCTTTTTCTTGGTAGTAGATGATTTCATTTTTTTTCGGGGCGGTTCTTCTAATTTGTTGTTTTTTTCAATGAATTCGTGATACAAACCCCGCGACGTAATGTTTTCGCTGTTCATAGCTTGAGACGTTGCTTTTTTGTTTTGAGCTTTTAGTTGTCGAGTAACTTCCTTTGCTTCCGTAATATTGATGCTGCATTCTCGTTCTAAAACGATCGGTATTGACACAAATGGTAAAGTCTTTTCCACAATTATTTTATTGCTAGACCCGAGATCTCTGAATTCTTCAATTGTCAAATTTCCACCAAATTCCTTTAACCAGTGAGTTGGGGGCGAGCACGAAAAATCTTGGATTCCGTGTTCCATCGCCAAAGCCCTTAGCCACGACATGTGTTGAGCCATATTATGGTGGTAGTGCACGTCGCCCCACGCAGCTGCACAAGACGGTGAACAGAAATTACCGATTGCTTCATATTGACTTGCGGAAGAATCAAAACCGATGGGAAACTGCCACGCAGTGCTAGAAAATTTATGCGCACAATGCCAGCAGCTGGCACCTTCAAAGTCGTTATCGTAAATTAAAGTGTCTTTGGATAATTTTCTGACAACGTCCGCTGGTCTATATAGGGCGCAACACAACATTTTCTTCGATATGTCGGTCACATTATCATCAAAGTTGCAATGTTCCAAACAATCACTTTTACAGGTGGAGGATTTTCTATTCATATCTCCAGACTCAATTATTATTGTCTCAATATATTTAATTTCAATTGTGACCACGGTTTTTTTTTTAGCTAGCATTGAAATTTAAAATTTGATTTGTTAAAATGATTCTTTTTTCAATCGCCGCGGCGATGGCAAGTGGTGTTAGATTTTCGACGCGATCTTTCGGTCCATGCGGCGAAGTACCAACTCAGCCTGAAAACATTTTAGTAGTTGGAGCAGGTGGTAGAACAGGGCGAGAGGTAGTGTACCAAAGTCTGAAAAATGGCCACAATGTTATTGCGTTGACGCCTTCTCTCAAGCGCGACAGCTTGAGGGTTCCGAGAGGTTCTGCGACCAGCGATGGTATAGATATTTCCACAAACATAATGAATCTTAATAATTACGATTATTCGCCGCAACTACACGTTGTCGTCGGATCCGTGCTTAACCACGAATCGCTTAACGATTGTTTTACAAACTACGGCAAAATATCATCTGTCATTTTGGCTCATGGTGGAAATCCAAATGACGTCGGAAACAATATGTTGGCTCACGGAACTTTAAATGTTTTAAACTACATGAGACACCAAAACTGTAAAAAAATTACCGCCGTGACTTCAGTTGGAATCAAAGAAAGTTACATACAGGTGCCAAGTTTTTTCAAGGATCGAATCGACACAATCTATAAACATGCGTTTGCAGACAAAGCTAATCAAGAATATTATTTGGAAAAAAGCGATACTTGTTGGTGCATCGTTAGACCTGGCGGTTTGACTTTTGACGCACCAAAAAATTACGTTGATATTGTACCGTTACCGAAAAAAATCGGTACGATTTCTAGAGCAGACGTTGCTGGTTTTTGTCTACGATCCGTGACAGATCCTGACTTCGCATTTTTCGGACAAAAAATATCAATTTCTAACGATAACAGCTTTGGCATACCCGCAACGCCCTTACGTGTTTAGAAAATTTCTCTAATTATTCAATATAATCAATAAATTAAGGCTGCGGATCGTCGACTTTCAACTTTAAGATATGTGTCGCCGCAAGTTTTTTTGGAGACATTCGGTTTACATCTTCTCCGCTACTTATAGTTTCTAAATCTGAGACATCCAAATATGCCGCCGCACGAGCAGCCTCCGACATTCGTGACCCAGCTCAAGCGCATGATCGAGGAGCGGCCCGAGATCATCCGCTGGAGCCGAGGCGACATCATGATCCCGGACCCCGCGGCGCTCGAGCGCAACCTGTTGAAGTACTACAAGCACTCGAAGTACGCGTCGTTCCAGCGCCAGCTCAACAATTTTGGGTATCGGCGGAAGTGGCTGGGTCGCGGCTCTATGATGAAGGATACGGTCTACGAACGCCAAGGCGCCTCGGAAAACTTGGACGACCTCCTCTCGCTGCGCCCCGTAAAAAAAAAAAAGCGCGACGCCGCCGCGCGCGCGGCGCGAGCTTCTGCTGGGCGCGAGCGTGTGCGCGCGGCGCGAGCTTCTGCTGCGCTGCTCGCGCTCGGGGCGTTGTCGAGATTAGACGCCGAAGGAACGCTCGTTTCATTCAATATCAAGGATGGTGAAATGAAAAGTATGGTTCTAAGCTACAACAACGTGACGTTCAATCTTGGAATAGGCTTCAAACACAAAGAAAAACAAAATTACCTCAATTACTTTAAAGTTGGAGATTTAATAAAGTTTTCATACATGAGTCTTGGTGCTCACGGCAGGCCACGTCATGCGAGGTTTGAATAACTACTGAATTTTACTTTTTGATCCGAGGCAAATCAATGACGGGCGCCAGACACAGCGACTGCTGCCAGGTCATGCGACGACGCAAAGACGAAGACATCATAGCGCGATCTCGGCGGGCTTGTTCACGAGCAAACGCCGGCGAACTGTTACGACGAATAAGAAGGAGACGACCAGAGCGCTCGGGTTTTTTTTTCAAAGACTCGCGCACGGCGTCGCGCGCGGCGTCTCGAAGCGCTTGACGTTGCGCACCGGGCGTCGGGCGTTTATTGCGTAATTTTTTCCAAGTAAACATAAACATTGTAATTCTTTTGACTTAGTGACAGATTTTTTTTTAACAAAAAATTAAAGTGTTGCTAACAGGCTTGGGCAAAAAAATATAAGCCTATACAAAAAGAATGATAGAAAAATGTTCGTTGGTTGAATTACAAAATGCTACATTAGATTATAAAAAAGACATTATTAAAAAAACTTTGAGAAAATTATCTACACCCGATGCTCGTAGAAATTACTTGAAGCAATTGGGAATAAGATTTGATGAAAAAAAGAAATTATTTTCTGGAGGAGCTTACGAAAAAAGCGATCTAGAATTAAAAAGTTTATTATGTCCGATTACAAAAATGATATTTATTGAGCCCGTACTTGCAGAAAATGGCGTTACTTACGAAAAAAGCGCGTTGATATCACAATTTAGGGCGAACACCTTCAACCCCGGTCTTGGGCCCGGCGACGACATGGCGTTGTCCAACAACATGGGAAGATTTACCGCGCATCGCCTTCGCCGCACTTGGGACGACGCGGCCGCCGCGGCCTTTGCGACGCGCGGCGGCAGTAGGCAACCCGCCGATGCATGGGCGAATTTGTATTTTACAACAAATAAAGTCATGCGCCACAAAGTATTTAAATTTAAATCGGAAATGGGGGACAATAGTAAAACACAAACGTTCTTTAGACGCCATTGGAACAACAGGCTTGCTAAGAAATTAGGTCTTGGTACGTACTCGATGTTGAGCGGCTGGTCGAATGGTACTGTTGGTGAACTGTATGGACTTGCGTCAAGAAATCACCTTGTTAGAAACAGGCTAGATACCATGCTGAGACAACAAGAAGAGAGCGGTCAACTTTTTAAACGTAGACTTTTGGCCATATTGTTACTTTATATATTCATAATAAATCCCGTTTTAATTAACAGAGATGATTACATGAGATATAGAAAAGAGCGTCGTCGTCAGAGGCGCCAAAATTCTTACCGCCAAAATTCATACCAGCATGACTACTCGGCATCTCCGGTGGGGAGAGCGTATGATGTCCTTGGTATCTCGAGAGGCGATGACTTTTATGGAATAGCATCGGTGCGACAGGACCTGACTTTGTCTGAGTTAAAAAAGGCCTTTCACAAGCAAGCGCTGAAACACCACCCAGACAAGGGCGGCGACATCGAGGAATTCAATAAGGTCCAAGCGGCGTATGACCTGCTGAAGACGTATGTTGGGAACTGGGATTTTGAGGACCTGGTTTCTGCCTAGATGCGAGTTTATTTTGCAAAAAAAATGAAGTTGATGAAAAATAACGAGAAATGGACGTAGCATTTGATATATACAGAATCCACTGGGCACGAGAAAATAATGAGCTAAGAAAACTCAAGTATGCAAATCGTTTCAATACATACTTTGAATATAATTGCACCACTCGCGACATTTATTCGCTGCGAGAAGAAAGCAACCCAGATGGATTGTTTGAACTTTTAGGATACGTAAAAGATTGGATTTTACGTCCGTTTGGATACGACTCGGACCGCTTGTTTTCTTACACTAACAATCACCAAAGGTTTTATATTCATTCGCCGTCCACAAAAGGTGATTCGTGGGCTGGTAAATCAAGGGTTTTGACCAAAAACGTTTATGCAATAGTTCTTGACACCACTGCAATCCGGTTTGAAACCCCGGCCCGGAAAATAGAATGGAAAATTTAAGTCTAAATAGCCTTTCCTTGATAGATTAAACCTGTTTGCCTGCCCACCCCACCTAAAACCGATCGCACGGGATATTCGTGACCTAGATGTGGGGGGTATGTGCACGTAAAATTTTTATCGTTATTACATTTCCATTTTATGTTTCCGTCGATTATGCCATTGCACATGGGGCCGAGGTCAAATAATTTTTTAGCGGCATCGGGGGTAATTGCATATGCGTGAGCTCCTAATTTATTTTTTAAATTACCAAGATACGCGAAGTCAACGTTATCCTCGAGTCCACCTAAATATTCGTTGACTTTTTTAATTGCGGGTTCTTGATTTTTGAACGGCAAAACTACGTCATCCTCAAAAACTAAAACTCTTTCTTCATCCAAATTTTGTACGTGTTCCCACACGTTGCGATGAGCCGCGTTTGCGCCCTGAACCCGAGCTATGTTTGCATTACCTATCCTCTTGACATTTTGTCCTTCGCATACACCGGTGTTTTTTTCTTTAAGTTTCACACCCGGAAATTTTATACACTCTAAATTGAGCGGTTCGCAAATATTTTCTAAAATGCGTTCTTCTCTTTTTTTATTCAAAGTTATATAAAATGCTTTCATTTATAAAGCAATATAATAAATCACATCTAAAACGAATATTGACTTTGGCGGTCGACTTAAGCACTTTTTGCTAGATATTTTTGCCCCGTTGCCTTCCCACGAGTATCTTTAAAGCAGTTCATGCATTTTGAATCAAAAACTGTGTACGACCCCGGGGCAGGACAACCCTTTCTAATGTATTCCGGCATGAATGTAGTTTCTTTGCTTAAATTCAGTGCTCGACAACCATCAGACGATAAAATCCACCTTTCTGCGTCTAGATAACCTGGCCCAATGTCTCCCTTGTCTTTTAAATAATCAGACTTGGACCACCAAAAATTTCCAGAGAAATGTGCGCCAATGGTGTTGTTACTCAGTAAAACACCGACCGCGTCGTAATTTTGTAAATTAAACAATACTTTTGCGTAATCAATCCAACAAGATTTCATCATTTGGTCAATCCAGTCGTTTAAATGTTTTGTTTTCTTTGCAATCGTGGTTGCGCGCGTTATTCCCTTACTATGCATATAAAATACATCAAAGCTTTCCTTTTTACTGTCTTCTCGTAACCTGTTAAGGGTAAATCGTTCATATAATTTTGGATTTGGATCAGTTGCATGTATTTTTATTTTATGGTGATAATTCCATATGTTGTCGTCAATAACTTTTTTGCTACCAAGTATACAAACCCGCAACTCGCTAATAATAGAAAACGCATCTAATTTTTCTAAATAATCAAACAATTTCTTGACAATATTTTTCCACTTTAGTATGCCGCAAACATGAAAATATATGTAAATCGGCCTTTTCATCAATATTCTGGCCGGAGTATATGAAATTAGTTGCCTATCACTGTACGGTTCGCGAATCGATAAATATAAACAAATTGCAAGCAATGCTAATATGATGACTACCATAAAATAAAAATATACTCTGAAAGCCATTTTATTATTACTTTAAAGAAAAAAATTTTTTTTATTTTAAAGTTTAAAAACGTGTCTTTGTTTACAATGTTTCAACCAAAGAAAAAACATAGAAAATTCGACGTTCACCATGCCTGGAAAAAAGCCAAAAACGTTCGGTTGTTGCTTCGAATGAATCTTGATAGAACATTTGCGACGCCATTTAAAGATATGATGAAAACGCGTGTGCCCAAAAATCTTCAAGCAGCTGTGGGCAGTTGGCCAGAAGAAATTTCGTATATTTTAAGAAGTTCTGCCATATCACCAGCGAAACATTTCCAAGACTTTATTAACAGATGCAATCTAACAGCATCGGTAATTTTAGAGGTTCGCACAATAAATGAAGAACAATTTAAAGCTAAATATGGCGTTACTAGGATTGAGGAATACCGTAGGATTGCGAAATTCTTTTGTAAAGATAAGAAACTGAAAAGTTTTCCATGTGGTCAATGGTTGCTTGCAACTATGAAACAGTCGCATTTTGCCGCTATATTGTTTTATACCGGTCCCTTTATTTACAAGCACAACGAGATACTTTCTAGTCTGGGCGCGCCGGGGGGCAACGAGAAACTAGATGTTTTTTGGAGAAAGAATTTGTACAAATTCCTGAGATTATTTATATCGGCAGTCGAAAAGCTTCCAAAGAAAAATATAGTAGTTTATCGCGGGGTTACAAAGAATTTTCACATGGATCCAAAATATCAAAAAGAAAAAATTGTTACGTGGTGGGGAATTTCGAGTACCAGTGAATTCGAATCTATTGCGAATGATTTCGCAGCCAGCGCTGATACCGGAACCTTATTCACTATATATGCCAAAAGTGCAAGAGATATCTCTGCAATTTCGTTTTATCCAAACGAAAGAGAACATATTTTGCTTCCAGGCACCAAATTTAGAGTAATTGACAATAGACCTCCCTCTATCAGCGGTGGCGAAATCTTGCCACCAAATGAGATTGTTTTAGCGGAAATTGGGCATAAATTCGCGTGAAAGCCATGGGGCACCTCGGGCCGTGTTAACTTTAGCCAGGAGGAAACAAATATTGATCTGTTCTCCACGGGGAGGAACAATAGTCTTGCAACACATGCCGTTGGGCTCTACGCCGGCGATGGTACGCCCCATAATGAGTGATCACATTTATAGATTAAGATTTTATATTGACAACGATGCACCCGAAGACTACGTGAAACGGTGGGAAGATTATAAATATAAGTGTGAAAATGGAGACAGCCAAATTATTTTACGCAATCTCAAGCGATACTGCAAATTAGAACAAAACAAGACATTGCCATGTCTCGACAGATTAGAAGGGGGCTTGGGTGGTAATGATAATGAACAAAATAAGCAAATTAGATTTAGACATGGTCTAGACGTGCTAAATGAGGATAATGAGATTGTGTTCGATCAAATTATTAGTACTCGGGCAGAACAGTGGTCACACGAAGAGTTGGATGATTTAGTATTTGCTTTTATTAAAGCAGCTGAAAACTGGGTACAAGCAGAATGTGTTAGAGGTTTTGTAGAAGTGAGACACCAAGATCTTTTTTTTAACATTTTTTAACTCGGCAAACCCGACCTACCCCGCGCGGCGCGCGCGCCCTTAGTATTTTTTTGATCCCGGTTTGCGTTGTTCAAAGCTAATAATAAACTTGTATTTTTCTGGTTGAATGATTGTGGCGCTCGGCGCGTCGCGGGCGTCACGGCGCACAGGGGCACGAGGCGGCGGCGCTTCGGCGTCTGGCATTCTTCTCCGTGAGTTTCGTCGCGGGCCTTGCCCCGCAGCAGGTCGTCGACGCGCTCCGAGAAGCTTCGCCGATTCCCGTTCATCCTTATTTTGCACGGCGACGGTAGCTCGTTCGCCGGTGCGTCTCCTCCGATACTGTAGCCCTCGAAGAAGCCGTCCTCGCTGTCGCTGTCGCTGTCGCTGTCGAAGGACGCGCGGCGGCGGACGGACATCGTTGACTGTCGTCTTCCGTGCGGACGGAGAAGAATATACACTACGTTTCCTCCCGCCATAATACATTTAAAGTCCAACCTATCACTGGTCCCCCAATGTCTCTTTCTGTATTAGGCGATTGCGCGCGGCGCAATCGATTCCGGAACTTTAAACACGGCAACGTTGATAACTTGTATTTAAGGCAGCAAGAATTGATCGCGTGGACTAAAGGGCCGATAGTGGATTGTAATCGAAAATATTTCTCTCTGTTTGTGTTGGACAAAGAAAAGGAATTTTGGTCGTCGTCCCACAAAATGGACAGCATGGATTTCCACTGGAATCTAATATCTTGGGTTTGCGGCGCTGGTTGCAACGGTAAAAAAAATGGCAGAAATAACTTCAAATGCAAAAGTTGCGGCAGCCCTCGCGTTCTTGCTGAAAAATTGATTATGAATCATAACTTGAAGTAATTCAAATTTGTTCGGAATTAGATAAATTTTTAATTTTATTTAGTGATTTTAAGTACGCTCGCCGCGGGGATCGCGCTTGATCATCGCTTTCGAACGTTAAAATTCTCCTGGTATCTAGGAGTTGCCTGCAGACGGGACACGTGGAATTGTCCTTAAACCATTTAGACAAACATAGGGAGCATACCTTGTGATTACATCGTATTTTAGGAAATTTTTTTTTTCCCTGTAAGCAAATTGGACATTCGTCTACATGGGAATTCATAAATTATTATGACTCTTTAATTACAACTTGGAAAATTTACAAAAATGGGACTCAAAATTTTTATAGTTGCGCTGATATTTGCAATCGGCCTCGTTGCCTATCGTTCGTTAGAAAAACAGAAAGAGATACACAACAGCATTATAGATTCTGCTAGTAATCCATTTAGGCCACGAATATTTGTCGCCACGTACGGTGACGATGCAAAATCAATAGCATATCATATAGTTGATTTGTTAAAGAAGTCATCATCTCCGTTTTTATTGACGATTGGCATCACACAACAAATCTTTGATGATAAAACAAGCGGAAATGTCGTAAACGAATTAAAATTGATGGGTTATGATCGCTTTTTGCCTAATATTAGAATTTCTTTGTTGAAGAATACTTCAAACGAATACGAGTCATATTTTAATTGCATAAATAATCTGTACACGGACGAGCCGTATTGTGCCTTCATATCGCACGACACGGTCATGTCAAAAGGTTGGGACAGACAAAGCATATCACTATTTGAAAATACGGATTCGCAAAGCAGAAGATTACTACTGACGGCATTTCCACAGAATGATTTCACGGTGTGCGCTGGTAGTTTTCACGGAATACCTCACTTTGAATCTAGAAAATTAGCATTTGATCACGAAGATTTGGCTGTTCCTCTTACATCTGTCTGGACAAGTTACATGTTTACGCTATCTAATGTCGCAAAATATATGTTTGTGCACGATACGACAATACCCCATTGGGCAAGCGCTTCTGTGTTGTCTAGCAAAGCACACGAATTCGAATGTCTTATGGTTTCTCTTCAAAGTTTTAAAATATCTCAAAGTTCAAAAATAGAAACTAAAAAAGAAAAATTTTCTGTCTCAACGTTGACTAATTTAATTAGCGAAGACTATTTAGAGTTTTTAGGCTGGGATTTTTCTACGAGGGAACCCACTGGTCGAGCGCGACTGGGGTTGTTGCCAGACGCAAGCAGCCTTGAAAAACGTCTCAAGTGGGGCGATGCGAATAATCAACACCATGTCAATAACCTCGCGACAGGGACGGTCTAAGCACGTTTTAAAAAACTATTTATCTGGCATCAATCCTTTCCTTTTCCCAAAGCCATGCCAATGTCTTCGGCCAGTAAACGATATAGTTTCAAACGATAACTCGCTTCGCCACAAAGCGTAATCAAAGCCAGCCTGATCGCGCCAACAATTGTTCATTTTTAATATGCGCCACCAGTCTTCTGCAAAGCGTATCATTTTTTGTAAGCCCGGATTTCGCCTGACTAAATAGTTTGTTTCGCTCAACTGATTGTCGACAAACCCCGCCAAAGTCATTTCATCTTTCATGTTATTAAAACATGGCTTATGACAGGATTGCCAACCCTGTCTCGAGGCTCGCCCGGAAATTGCCCCTAGTTCTTGCGCCACCGAATTTTTCCTCTTTGGATTTGGATGTTGTTTACGCAAAACATCAGCAGCGAGGTTCTGCTTCGCCAAGTTTTTTACATTTTGTACATCTTCAACAGATAGTTCCAGATTTCCATCTGCCCATATAACTACCTCATAATCTAAAAGAACCTTAATAACGTGGGGATTTATTTTTAAATACCGCTGCAACCACAGGTTGCGCGTCGAGGGACTAAGCGATGACATGTCGAATTCGCGATCGGGTATATTCGGTAAATCATAGACTTCCCACCCTTCTTGTGTAGCGTATGATTTTGTTTCTTCGTTATTTGACATCAAGATGCAGGGCACGTCTAATTCTTTGGGCTTAGTGCGCGGCTTGTCGTACTTACCAGTAATGACGGTATAAATAGCCATGGGTTTTTTTTTCTCGGAAATCATGCATATCGGAATTACCATCTTTTCATACGCAAATATTAAATATATGCCAAACTTGAAAGATCGCGTTTCAATCTCATCAAAAAAACAATAAGCATTTTTGAAGGCGTCCACCCGCATGCCCAATTTTTGTGATTATGAGCAAAAAATTGAAAGTTTTCGCGCATAAGAGAATAGAATAAACATTTTGCTACGACATCATCAAAAAATAGACAATCAAAATCCGTGGATGACGACGACGACAGCTGCTTGGACACGAATTCAAAAACAGTGTGGGACGCAGGGTTAGTTGTCGAAATAATTTTGCCGTGTGGAAGAGAATCCCATGTGTCATATTTCATGTCCCACATCATTGGTGTAAATGGATAAGTGGTATCCGTAAACATAATTAATGTGAATTTAATAGGAATGCTGAGATAAGACATAATTATTCTATTAATTTCTCTTGGCATTTCCTCGATACCATTGAAGAAGCGTGCGTATGGATCAAGTTTTAGAGAAAAATGTAAATAAGTCTCGTATCTCTCCGTTCCTTGAACAAAAAAATCCAACCAGCGATTCCCGTAGCGTTTTTGCAATCTCTTAACTTCCGCTTCGCGATCAATCCAGATATTTGAAAAACGTCGGGGCGGCGGGGCGAATCCTGGTGTTAGATTACACCGCATCATTATCTTTTGTTCAGCAATTATATCCATGTGAAACATTTCTTTTATTTCATCCAAATCAGCTTTTTCTAAACATCGATAACTTGCTTCGCCAGTCCACTTGCGAAACCCAACCATCGTCCCGTTCTCAGACAGGCGACGAAGCCGCCGGTCATGATAATCCCAATCTGAAATGTAAGTTGCCATCCGGGATGGTTTGGCTTGACGTGTTAATCGCTGGAGATAATTTTGACCCGTTGTCTCCGTCGAAATACACACCGACTGCCCCGGCGCCGCCAAAATGGGCTACAACACGACGGTGACTGGAGCCCCCGCATTTGAGACGGCTCTTCAAGACCAGATCGAAGTGCTCAAAGACTTGGAACGCCAGTCCAAGGAAAAAGCTGAAAGGCTTCACGAAGCGCAACGAGGCATTGTCGGGGTGCTGGTAGCAATGGACCCCACATATCGTCATCCTACGCCGCCCTCTTCCCCAGACCTCGCTCAAGAGAGGAGGTCCAGAACTGAAAAGCTTCTAGGTTTTAGGACGGACGCAGCGCGGCTCTCCAAGGAACTTGAAGTTGTGAAGGATAATATCAAGAAATTGAAACCGGATATCTTGCGGGTTGATAACGTAGAGTACGATATCACCCTTTACGTGGACGACAAAAACCTTAAAAAGACACTGTACTACGACCGCGACGAAGATGTTCTTTCCGACAAAGATGATCACCCGCTACTCATTCCGCCTTCTACAAACAAGAGCGACTGGTGCATCACAATTGCGGATGGAACGGTGGATATGGAATTTTTCTCCGAGAAGTTCTACAACCGCTACATGACGAGCATGCTCAATGCGCTCAAGGAGCGCGTGCCGTCGCTACACGGCTACGTCTCGTGTCGAGACGCCGACGTTGACATCTACTGGACCATCACCAACAAGGTGCGCCGCTACGAGCGCGAGGAATGGGCCCTTACCGCCGAAGCGCGCCAAGTGTACTGCTCGGCGCGCTTCGACCAAGTGTACAAGCAGAGGCACTGTTCAAATACGCGCAAGCGCCGTCTCGGCGAAGAAAAACCCAAGGAAAGCGATGAGGACAGCGCCTTACAATAGGGCGGGGACCCTTCCCGATTAAGGCCAAAAGAATAAATATTAAGCCATAGACGAGATTTTTTTTGTTTCCTATTATTAATATGATTCAAGGCGGACAAAGAAAACGACGCGCTTCACGCCTAAAAAAGGCAACAAACGTGCCAACATTGTTACAACAAATACAATCAAATTCATGGATGAAAGATATTTTAAGAAAAAAGGCGAATAACATACCTTTAACGAGCTACGATAAATTTTTATTTAGTAAAATGAAATCTCAAAAATTACCCCCCGGGGGAATGACTGCATTAGTACAGAAATTTAAGAAAGCACGATCTCGTCGCAAGTCGAGGCGTAAGCCTGCCCGGAAATCACGATCTCGTCGCAAGTCGAGGCGCAAGCCTGCCCGGAAATCGACCTTGAGAAACAAGCTAAAATACACTTCCCGGGCCTTGCAGGCGGGTTTGCGCAAGGCCCGCAGGTCTTCTCGAAAATCTTCTCGCAAATCTGCCCGTAAATCTTGTACACCAGGCCCAAATAAAAAATTTGCAAAACTTGTGAACAATAAATGTATTAGATTTGGCGACCCGCATATGACGATAAAAAAAAATGAACCAGGGCGAAAACGATCATTTTGTGCAAGGCATCGCTGCAAATCAAAACGGGATCCACAAACGCCAGGATACCAGTCATGTAGAAAATGGAATTGCTGATTATTATTAGACCTAGTTAGAGCTATACAATACTCATTTTTAAGAATGTATTTTTTTTGTGTTCTTTTAATATATTTTGAAAATTTTGCTGGTAATAATGAACAATACCGCAACTAACTAATGTAATTGAACTAGTTATAGTTCCAAGTACAATACTACATTTCCATGCATAAAATATAATTTGTATTGAAATTCCATGAATAGATATTGCAAAGATTGGAACTGGTAACCGAATAAGTCTTTGATTTTTAATAATAAATTCAAGAAAAACATCTGGATCTGATATTTGTCGTATGGTGTTTTCTAAAAGAACACAAAGTAAAACGGTTGTTAGACAGCCCATGGTCCCAATTGCGCCAGGAATTGCACTTAGTAAAAAATGACTTTCAGTAACCAATATTCCTGTAGAAATACCACACGATAGTGTTGCAACTATTGTGAGCGTGCTAAAGAAAGGAACCGCGAGTTCTGATAAAGTTATATCCAGATTTTGCTTTATGAAATAAATTGCCCAAGTTGCGCTTTGAAAATTAAGGTTTTGCGCGGATACATTTAACTCTTTTAATTTGTTTTGAAGTAAATTTTTTCGCTCATTCATGTCGCATAGTGATCCGTCCAGTACGGCGCCCAAGTCACTGACTGCGGGCGACCCAACATCCTCTTTGGAGAAAAATATAATACGTTTCCTCCCGGTGTTATTAATCATCTTGCCAAAATGTCAGAAATTGGATGGAAAGTTGTTATTGAAGAAATTAATGGCGTTAAATGCAGATTTCGATATGCGATAGAGGAAACGAATCCAAAGAACCCCAAGCGCAAGCGACAGCGAAGTACGAGCCGTCGGTCCGCTAAAACATCACGGCCCAAAAAAACACAATGCGGAGAAGAAGACGAAGAACAACAATTAGCACAAGACCGTCGCAAACTTCCTTCTAGGGACCAAAAACTAAAAACCCGCTTACTTAAAAAAGCTATTGGCGAGCACGATATGGAATCTTTATGCCAACACTTTGATTCTTACGATTTTTCAAAGGCTATTTACGGCAGTGCTCTTCCATTTATTTATGCTGTTGATTTTGGATTTCTGGACGTGTTGAAATTTCTTGCTAACCGAACTGAAAATCCATTTTCGCAACAGACAGACGAGGGGCAAACAGCACTGATGAAATCTTTGAAGTCCAAAAATTATTATCGTTCTGTTGTAGAATATCTTTTGATGGATTCTCAAGTCGATGTCGTGGACGATTATTTAGATTCGGCCCTTACTTTTGCGTCCAAAAACATCCACTGTGCGCCTGAAACTTTTGAAATGCTTTTACAAAAATGTAAATCGCAAACAACTAACGAAAAAATGATTTCATTTATTGATAACAAAAATCGCGACGGATATTCGGCACTCATGTTATTACATAAAAGCAAACTAGAGAATCGCGATGAACCGTCAGGCACACCTTGTAATCAAATTCTTGAAGAGGCATTAGAACTAAAAATCAAGATGCTCATAAATATGGGAGCGAATAAAATTCCCGCAGAAGCCGAAAATACGTTAGAAACCAAATTTTGGCCTGACTATAGAAAACGGATTGAGAAACAAGAAGAACAAGCTCAGCGCAATTTCCAACCTGAATTATCTGAATACGAGTTAGAAAGAAACGCAAGAATAGAACGAAACGAAAGATTTTTGAAATCCCTGGGGGTTAATAAATAACATTTTTAATAATAAATACACATGGAAACAACATTATCTGATCCTAACGAAAACAAGCTATCTCATTCTGGTAATAACGCTAACAATTCTAGCGCGGACAGCGATACAAATTTGACGACGCCCAGGGGCGTAAAATCTCTTAACGTATTTAAAATTACTGGCTACGTGGCACGAAATATAGTTCCGATAAATATTTTTAAAGAAAATACTCATTTAGTACACGAGCACAATTTTGCAAACAACAAAAAATACAATTATAAAAGATAAAAATTAGTTCCCGGTCTCGCAGGCATTATCCTACTCGCTCTCATAGAGACGAACGAACGTGGGGAAACGAGGAATTCCATTAAGTGTTTTCTCTTGGTAACGATATGTGATAAAAGTACCAATCCGCGGGGGATGGTCACGAAGGTGTTCATCGAGTCCCGATCCGACGTAAAATTCTTTTCCCTCTTTGTTTCGGCATTGCAAGGATCCAACTTTACCTTCATTTTTTCCTGTGCCATCTTTGTATCCGATGATTTCTGCCTCATCGTCGTGAAATTGTTTTACTTTCATGAGATCCCACGTGCGGCCTTGTTTGTAATGATTGGTAGGATGTTTCAACATAACGCCTTCGCCACCTTTTGCAAGAACGGATTTCAATTCTAAAACGACATGGTCGGGTCCTTGGCAAATTTGTTGATCAAGTATTTTGATCCAAGTATTTTTGGGTTCACGTTCCGTAGACGACAGTGGTGGGACTTCAGGCGTCAGCCGCGCGATGGCGTTGCGTAGAGCGTGGTTCGGGACGACATTGGTCGAGTCCAGTCGTTTGTTTGTCATCGGCGACGTGCCGTGGGTTAGGAACCAGCGCTGGATAGCTTCGCGTTCATAGGAATGGCCGTCGGCTGCTAGGCAGGGATCTACCATGACGTTGAGCGTGATTGGGCACCGGTACTCGTCGGGGAAATCACGCGGCGCCTGCGTCCGGCCTACGCGTTCAATGGCCAATTTTGCTTGTTCAAGTCTTTGTTTTAAAGGTCCTTGCACAGTGGGTGCATCAAAAACCATGTATGTTATCTTCTTCCAATCTTGCGCAGATGGGCACTGAGTACGTACTATTTTCATGCAATGTTGGAATTGGCCTCGTCCAAGAAAAAGCTCACCGTCTAGGGCTAATGGTGGAAGTTGTTGAAGAAGTTCTTGTGGTGCAAAGATTTCTTTTCCGTTTCGCGACATGAGCTTTTTACCATCCCAGAGGCATCGCATACCGTCTAATTTTTCGGACATATAGTAATTGGTAGGGTCCTTCTTCTTGTCCCATTTTTGAGCAAGCGTGACATGTATGGAAGGCGGGGGAACGACTGATGGCTTAGTTGCTTTTGTGACTGTTGATTTTTTGGCAATTTTTTTTGTGGGGGTAACTTTGACTTTGACTTTTGATTTGGCTGGTTTAGCGCGCGGCGCCGGGGTGTATGTCTCTCCTCCAAAGAATTCCTGGTTTGCGGTAATGCGTATCATTTCGTGGTGACGGTTTATGTGTGTGGCTATGTGTTTACAGGTACGGTGTTCTGCTCTGGTCTTTTGCCATCTCCAAGCTGGACACGAACAAAACGTGGTGATCATCCAAGTCGTTTCGTTCTTCTCGTTGGTGTGCCGAACATATTGGAATTTGAGATTGTATGTGCTTCCGGTTGATCCCTGGCAAGACCCTTCAAAGAGATCTATTTTGTTTTCACCAGGCTCATCAATGCTGGGTGGCGGGCGGTACCAAGGATACGCTGCGTACTTCGTTTTGACAATATCTTGCATATTTCCCGGAGACTGATAACTGGTTTGTTGATGTGTATGGTTGGTACTGGTCACTAGAATAAACGGAGCAAATTATATTCACCACCACCTCCACCCACTCGGACGTATGCGCACAAACACATCGACACTGCTAAACATGACGGCACCCTTTAAAAAACTAAAGAAAAAATTAAAAAGATTCAGAAATAAGATGTGTGGCCTATTGAAAAACAAGTTACGTGTAAAAAAATGCATTAAACACAAAAAAAAAAAGTCAAAACCAGGGCCCCCGCGACGCACCGCCCCGAACACCCCCCCGAACAACCCCGCCGCCCTTCCAATTAACAATCTTGAAAAAAATTGGGACGTCGTAGTATACGACGGCAAGGCGTAAGGATCTTTAAGTATTTACCATATATTATATTTCTTATAATCATTGACAACGGAATCAAATTCTTCTTTTCCATAATAATCTAAATCAAACCATTCAAAACCCAACTTACTATTCATAATATCACGAAATGTGTTTTCATATTTAATATTATGTTTTTGAATATACTTTTTAAGTGGCATATATATAGAACGCTGCAGGCTTAAATAAGGGCCCCAGTACACGAGCGGTGGGCCGCGAATATATCCGCGATTATCTGATGAAGCCATTACTTCAATCAATAAAAATGATCCACGGCGAGGCGGCGGCCCACTGCTGAATTGCCAACCCTCACCACTTAAATAATGTCCGTTGTTATCAAATATAATTCCCCATCCTGTATCACTATGGCTCTGATCGTGATCATGATCGTGATGAGTAGATTTTCCAACATAAACTATATCCCCAATATTCATGTTATGTCTTTTGATAATTTCAGATTCTTTTTCATAGTATACGACGGAGTTTTTATCAAATCCTCTACAAGCCCTGGCAATATGACGACTCAAATCTTTATATTTGGGACGAGTTACTTTGCGGGCGGCTTTGCGGACAGGCTTGCGGGATGTTTTGCGAGAAGATTTACGGACAGATTTACGGACAGATTTGCGGACAGATTTGCGGACAGATTTGCGGGCGGATTTGCGGGCGGATTTCATTTACTAGGGCAATATAATTTTTTCGCGCGCGTGGGCTCGAAACAATAAAAATTCTATCGTCCGAGTCAGAATCTTAGTCCGGGTCGGATTCTGACTCGGGCTCGTCAAGGGCGTGGCGATAATCCCAACCGCAGCGAAAAGCACGTTGAATGATGTAAGCAGCAACGTGGTGCATTTTGTCAGGTTTATGGTTCAAAAAGAAATCATGGTAAAATTTACTTTGATTCCCCAAGACAAATTTGCGCAAATGCCCATAATTTTCTGCATCCTCAAAGTCTTTATCTTCAACAAATTGACGAACGCATGAATAATCGTTACCTTCACACCAATAAGAGAACTTGTATTTTGTGCATAATTTTAAATACGCTTCGGGCCAAGAACATTGCATGTTTTCCGCACAGTGGTTGCATAAAAAGACCTTTTCCAGCACCCATGTTTTGAGCATAGAATCGTACTCACCTAACTCAGAATAAAACTTGAAGAAGTACCATGTTGCGTCGTGATCGGGACATTCCCAACTGCCGCATTTTTGACAATAATGCGGTGGGGTTTGACCAATGCAATTGTATTCTATCAAAGAGCGATAGCTGTAGTTAAGGCGAGAATTTTCGCGCTGCAGTTTCTCTAGTTCTAGCGTCTGCCTTTTGATGACGGTGTCTCGCGTGTGCGTAAGCACATGTCCAAGCGCCGCGTAGCCTTTATAGTCCATATTTTGGATAACAATTTGGCGGCATGGGAGGAAACGTAGTGTATTTTTCTCCGTCCGCTCTAGATCACGCACAAGCAGTTGCGGGATGATCCTCACAAAATGCGCCGTCTGCGCCACCGAGCTTGGCTTAACCAGGGGCAAGAAATGCGGCCGCTGCAGCACACGCTACTGTGGACCCGAATGCCAGAAACAACACTGGGAATCGGGCGGCCATGATAAGCTCTGCAAAAACATAAAGAAAGCGGGCGGCGCCGAGCAGTACAATGCGAATCAGAAGTGTACGACGGCCGTCGCGGTTGCGACGGAGGCGTGCGCCGAGGACACGAAGGACCAGACGTGCTACATCTGCCTTCAGGCCGTCCATCGACATACCGGCGAGGGTCTTGTGCGCGGGTGCGCGTGCCATACGACCGAAGGCTTTGTGCACGTGTCGTGCTTGGCGGAGCAGGCGAAGATTTTGGTGGCGGAGGCCGAGGAGAACAATTTGGACTACAAGGTGAAGAACGTGAGGTGGAAACAATGGCGCACGTGCAGCTTGTGCAAGCAACATTACCATGGCGTCGTGCACTGCGCGCTCGGGTGGGCGTGCTGGAAGACATACGTCGGGCGGCCGGAAACGGACGAGGTTCGGCACCTGGCGATTTGTCGGGTCGGGAACGGTTTATACGAGTCAGGCCACTTCGAGGACGCGTTGTCCGTAAGAGAGGCCGACCTGTCTATGATGCGGCGCATTGGCGCATCAGAAGAAGACCTGCTTATTGTGCAGGGCAATCTTGCGAACACGTATCAAAAGCTCGGACGACTTGAAGAGGCCCTCTGTATGCGACGAGACGTATACTCTACAGATCTGAGGCTCTATGGCGAGGAAGATAAAGAAACTCTAATTGACTCACACAACTACGCGAACAATCTTATTTGTCTAGAGCGCTTCGGAGAAGTTAAACAACTTCTGCACAAACTGCTGCCCGTGGCGCGACGCGTTCTCGGAGATCATGATATAATCACGCTTAGCATGAGGAAAGCTTACGCGCGGGCGATCTGCTGTGACCCCAGTGCCACGCTCGACGATGTATGCGAGGCCGTGTCGACGCTCGAGGACGCGGGACGGATCGCGCGGCGCGTGCTCGGAGAAGCACATCCGGCCACAGTGGATATTGAACACCATATAACATGCGCCCGCGCCACCGAAGAAATGTTCCGCGCCGCGCCGCCGCACCACTGGTGGCACACCGGCGCGCATCCTACAGACGCCTCGGCCGCGACGCAGTTTACGGCTCCATCGTGGGGGAAACGTTCCACAGTTATATTTAATATGCAAAAAGTTTGACATAATTTATTAGAATATATGGTTATACTGGGGAATGGGAATGTGCTTTTAAGCGCGCGGGTGGGAAAGGCATCAAACTGGCCCCTGGTCTTCTACAGGCCAGAAGAGCTTGCCCGTGGGTGCCGTTGGTTCTGTTTGGCACGTAGAATCTTCTTCAGCAGGGTCGTCCAAGTTTCTAAGCTCAGGTTTGATTGAGATAATGGCTGAAAAAATGTTTACAGGCCCATAATTTAATTTCTTTTTTTTAAAGCCACTCGGTCTCGGAAAACTAACGTCGATTCCATATTTATCTGCTAAATTATATGCAAATTTTTGAAATTCTTTACGTATCTCAACTGCAACTGGTTTTGTTATTCTAGATAAAGCTTTCGGTACTACTTTAAGGTCATTTTTTCCATATTCCTGGGGGTATCCGTACTTCGCATTCGCCGTCTTCACTTTGGTCAGTTTTTTCTTCGTTCTCTTTTTCTTCGCTGTCTTCGCTGTCTTCGCTGTCTTCGCTTTGGTCGCTGTCTTCGCTTTGGTTGCCGTCTTCGATTTGGTCGCTTTTTTTTCGTCGTCGTCGATTGAATTAAGCCATACATGGTAATGTGGACATATTTCAATCTCTTTCTTTAGTTTTGTTCTTTCATATCCAGGTGAATATTTGTCCATAAAACTTTCAACAGACCCGCCCATGGCAATATAATAATCAAACCACTTGCCGCGTTTTCTACCCTTTAGCGCACAACACTCGGCCGCCGCCGTCGAGGACGGCGATGAGACAAGCGAGACAAGCGAACGCGCGGCCGTGTCTTTTGTAGCACAACTGGCCGCCACATCTACCTCTTTCCGTTGAAAATGTGGATGCTGGTGGATCTCTTCCGCGGCCATATTGCTGCTTCGAATGTGTTAGCACTTTGGTAAAGTTTGGCCGGAGGAATGCCAGTATATATTATCCTCCACTGGAGGAAGGCACCAATTCTAACACATGCTTCCTGCAAACGGATTGATTCCTTTTCGTCGCAACCGCGCGCGCGCATCTACCAAACGTACACGGACTACACCAGAAATACACCAGACGTCATATGACGAAGAATTGAATGAAGAATATAAAAGACAGTTCAGACCAATCCAAAACGTAACCCCGCCAAGTCTTGACAAGCCCCCGGCGCCGTCGCACCAGAATCTCGACGAGCTGTCGAAGCCCGAGCTCATCAAGATCATCCTATCGGCCGAGCGTTCTGATCGTAATCACGCTCAAGTGGCAAAGAAAGACAAGCGCGATGAGTTTGATTCTGACGACGACCAAGATGAAATTTGCTATTCTGATTTGTTTGATGAGGTAGAATTGCTTAAGCAACAAATGAAAGTTTGGAAACAAAAAGTGAGTGATTCCGAAGCGTGTTGTATCCACCAAAACGAAGTCATACGACTCATAACTCGAGACGATATAAATGATGATACTATAATACACAAGCGACAATTAACTAGATATTATAACAGCATAACACAAGCAGTAAAAACAAAAATCAACGACGAAGATAAACAAAAAATTTGGTTAATCCTGTTTGATGTCGATGCCGAGCAAGAAGTGTCGTCAGATACAAAAGCTATTTTAAATAATATATAAGTTTGTTATACAAAAAAAAACTCTATTGTCTTAGTAAATGAGTTTAGTTTTAGATCTAGTCATGTATTGGCAAGCAGGTCAAAACAGAATGAGACGCAAAAAATATTGCAATTATCTCATAGAATTTGTTACGTGCGGTACATTAGTTGAAAGAGACGATTTGTCTCAAATAAAGCTCTGGTTTTGCTTCATAACTTTAACTTCTTATTTTCTGTATTTGAAGAAGTTATCGAATCACCTTCTTCACAAATTTGGATATTCTCTTTCATACGAAAAAAAATATCGAAAGAAGTGGCCAAGATCAGTAGATGCCCTAATAATAAGTTAGCATTGTAATTACTCAACTAGGGGGGGGGAACGGGGCGTCGCACAGCAAAGGCGTGTTCAGTCAGAGTCAGTCAGAGAATCGCTGTCGCTGTCGCTGTTGCCCGGCTTAGGGCCGGCGAGCTGACGCCATTGTCTTGCAGAAGCGTTTCTATCGCCGGGTTCATAGCGATCAGGCTGATTCTTCGAGCGCTCGTTTTTATTGACTTTGCGTTTTTTGGCAGATGGTTTCGTCTCTGGTTTTGGCGTCTCTGGACGAAGTTGAGGCCAACATGCATAGATATCGTCACGTGCTTTCTTCTTTTCCTTCGGTGTCAAGTCGTCATACTGTTTTTCGGTTTGCAGGGTACCGTCGGGATTTTTGGTTTGAAGCCAGACAGTTAACCACGGTCCTTTAGATCTTCCAGATCTTCCAGGTCTTGCAGGTCTTTTCTTTTTGTTTGCATCTTTAAAGTTCAAGAATTTCCCGATCACTGGTTTATCACTATCTAGAATTGTGCGCGACGAATATATGCATTTTAATTTTTCAATTACGTCCGTCGTCATCATCTTGTTGGAATCGGTCCATAGTTCATAAAACTTCTCTTGCGATTGATATTTTGCAAACATGTCGCTTTTGTATTTTGTTAAAAAATCGCCGAGAATCTTATATGTTACAGACGACTTTATTTCCACACTTTCGGCCACGGGCACTACGCGTCCCAAGGAATCGAGAAATGGCCCGCCAAAAAAACCGTCGAATTCAGTTCCGTCGAATTCATGAAATCGCATTAAATCAGACAGAATCTGGTTCGTTTCTGTTGGTTTAGGCTGATTAGGGTTTCCATAAATCCAAGGGTGAGTTGTCGTCAATAAAGATTCAAGGCTAGTGTTTTCCGATCCAACAAAATAATCGTCGGTATCCCAAAGCGAGGGTATTAAGCTTTCAAAAAGTTTTTCTTTTTTAGTGAGCGTCTTTTCCAATAAATTAGGTTTTCTGCCTGAATCGTCCGCCGCCGAACACAATTCGGCCATCGCTAGGGCCATGCTTTGGCAGGACATCCGTACTCAACGGGAGTAAACGACTTTATATTTTACTCCACGGAGGCCATAGATCGCGACCAACACACACACACTTATATCCAAATATGGACTATCCCCATAAAGATGTTGTAGATGGTTTATTAAATATTTCAAAAACTAAGCCAAAAAAACAATCAAAAAAGATTTACAAAACAAGTGGACGTTTTAAACCTTCTGAAAAAACCTTAAAAAATTTTGAAATGCCACCTGATAATACTAAATTAAGTGGTGGTGGGCTCGCTAATGATAGGAAATACCCAAATCTTGCCGCCGACAACTTTTGAAGACGTGTACGATCGACGAAGGTTTTTAATATTTTTACCTAAATAAAAGCAAATGAATAAATACATGATTTCTCTGATTGTTTCTGTTATTTTGATCTCTTTGGCAACCAGTCTGTATTTGGTTTTTCATTTTGTTCTAAAATCGACAGGAGACGACAAAACTCACTTTTTGTATTCAGAAAATACAGATAATGCGGAAACAATCGTTACTTTTGATACGTCTACAAATACAATTTCCATTTCTTCGAATCAAATGCCCAATCACCCAACGGAAAACGACGTGTACGTAACAGATCCAGTTGCGGTAGATTTGGGCTGCGAACCCGCTTCTACTAGTTGTTCGGGTAGCCCCGCAACAGAAATCCAAATAGAATTAATCGGAGGGAGAACAGATCTGGATACAATTGAAAATTTTCAAGACATTAGTGTTCACGACCCTTCTTTTGGAGACGTTGGTTATATCGGAAGACCACATGTTAATTTACCTCAATTTACGCACTGGTCGGCGTCGCTCAACCCAATAGAATTAATAAGACTCGATCCAATGCCTGCGGAAGCGTGGGATCGAGCCCCGGGGGCGGCTGTGGGTAATTATAATGGATACTTCCGCTTTAATCTTTATTCTTTGGTTGTAAACGCTTCAGATCCCGAGTTCAAAAACTTGAAATATCAAAACGGTACATCTGTACTTGGGCGTTTAGCAAATGATTCTTACTACGCTCACACGCAACCGCTTGATCATAGCAACATCCACCTTGGTGGCGTCTATCATTATCATGGCTGGAAAGCAGGCGAAGTATTGAATTATGCGAATAAGGTTATTGGATATTCGGTTGACGGATTTGCTATCATGGGTCATAACACATCTATTTTTAGACCAGTTTTCACGAACGACCGTGTTACTGGGTACATTAACTCAGGGTTAGATGGGAGCCTGGAACCTATGAAACCCGGAATTAGTGGTTATCATTTAAGAGTTGATTTTGCTTCTCGCCGACAGGCCCTTGAAGCTACAGTTCCTCTTACTGCGCCGGGATGTTTTCACGTAGATTACCAATATTCAAATTCACAGGATTATTACGACCAGTTATCTTCCACGGAAAATAAATATTTACTGGATGCATACAACATGGGTTATACAACATTAAAACACGCCGATGATGACCATTACACCATCGAAAAAGTTTACGTGTGTACAATGGACTATCCTTATACATTACACACGACTTATTTTAACAGACAGACATATGGTGGTGGGCCACCATGAGACACCTAATTGAAGACAACACATCATAAATTCATAATATTACTACTGCTCGAATAAATATTAATAAAAAAATTTTACAAGCATTGGGGCGTTCGCGAGGCAGGCAGGGCATAGGGTGTGTGACCAGTTCCGCTCTTTGTTGGGTGTTGTTCAGAATCGCCGGTTCCCGAAGGCGGTGCTAATTGTTGTCGGTGCGTTCCTTGCGCGGTGACGGCAACGCAGCTTCAAGGGCACCTGGCTCAAGGGCGTCGTGACTGTAGGCCGACGATGCACTTCGGCTTCGTCCCACAGATGGACTAACTTTTTTTTCTTCTTTTTCTTCTTTTTCTTCTTCTTCTTCTTCTTTTTCTTCTTCTGTCATGTGACCGGCGTTTAGACATGTAATAAACGCTTTATTGCGCGATAATACCCGCGAAAGTCGTTGTAAATTATCACAAGCGGGCGTGCCCGTCCGGGTTTTGGTTAAATCCAAAATTTGTTGTTCCAAGTCAGGGTTGTATTTTCTTATTGTGTTCAACGCTTCCTGATCGTTGGCTATCTTAGATAAAACGTCGTATGTTTCACGGTAACTCTTTTTAGCCTTTTGTAATTTAAGACGTTGCTGCTCAAAAAGACCACGGAACGTGCACACATTTCCCCTGAGATCATGCAAAAACATGTCGATGACACCTTTTGTTTGCATCTTGATATGGTTTCTTCTTTTTTTTAAAAATTCATCGCTTTTGTTCAAGTTTTTCAATTGCTTTTGATGATTTGTCACAAATGTTTGCGAAAATGTGTCCGTATCAATGTGTCCATAGCGATTGATAATTGTAAAAATGGATTTTTGGGCTGCTGTAATGTCTTCTTGCGTTGTCAAAAAACCGGGCTTCAATCCTACTAAATATGTGGGATTTAGGCTCTTGAGACCTTGTAGATCAGATAGATAATCATGATCTGGTATTGATGGCGCGGCGTTCATGTCTGGGGTTGGATGATGTGTTAGCAATTTGGTAAAGTTTGACGGGAGGAATGACTGGCATTTTAATGGTTTTTTATCTCCAGGAACAAACTAGTTTTTTGCATATTAACCGAAGTTTTTGCTCATTAATCAAATCGGGTGGGGTAGGCTAGGGTGTAGGTTGTATATTAACTATAATTCTTCCCAGTAATAAAAACTTTGCACATTAACCTTCTAAAAATTCTCTTAGAAATTTCTCTGGACCAATAAATCTTTCTCTGGCATATTAACAAAACTTTTGCATATTAACTATAACTGTGGAGGGTGTAATTATATTTTGCATATTAACCAAAACTTTTGCTAATTCATACATTCTGTCCAAAACTTTTGCATATTAACCAAACTTTTTGCATATTAAATATAACTGTGGAGTGTAATTAATTTTTTGCATATTAACTATAATTTTGCATATTAAATATAACTGTGGAGTGTAATTAAATTTTTGCATATTAACCAAAACTTTGCAATTAATTAGAAACTTTGCAATTAATTACAAACTTTGCATATTAACCAAAACTTTTGCAATTAATTACAAACTTTGCATATTAACCAAAACTTTTGCAATTAATTACAAACTTTGCATATTAACCAAAACTTTTGCTCTTTAATACGAAAAAAAATAATAAACCGAAATTTTTGCTAATTAACCGAAATTTTTGCTCTTAGAAATTTCTCTGGACCGATAAATCTTTCTCTGGCATGGCATATTAACCAAAACTTTTGCATATTAACCAAACTTTTTGCATATTAAATATAACTGTGGAGTGTAATTAAATTTTTGCATATTAACTATAACTGTGGAGGGTGTAATTAAATTTTGCAAATTAACCAAAACTTTTGCCAATTCATACATTCTGTGGCATATTAACCAAAACTTTTGCATATTAACCAAACTTTTTGCATATTAAATATAACTGTGGAGTGTAATTAAATTTTTGCATATTAACTATAATTTGCATATTAAATATAACTGTGGAGTGTAATTAAATTTCTGCATATTAACCAAAACTTTGCAATTAATTAAAAACTTTGCAATTAATTACAAACTTTGCATATTTAACCAAAACTTTGCAATTAATTACAAACTTTGCATATTTAACCAAAATTTTGCAAACAATGTCTTTCTTTAGAAAACTAACTACCGGGCCCGGACAAAACCCGCGCGCTCGCGCTTATCCCGCGCGCGCTAAGCCCCGGCTCGACTGATTTGGGATTTTTTTTATTTGGAATTTTTTTTATACGGGGCGGGGGGGCAAGGCTTAGTCGCAGTCGTTGCAAGCCTTAAGGGCGGGGGGTTGTTGGTGGGGTGTACATTTTGGCGATAGTATCATCTAAACTGTCGTGTAACGCCGGCGATTGAGCGCGTAAGTCGTTTTCGTCGTTGTCGTCGTTGTCGTCGTCGTCACTGTCGTGCTCACAGTCGCCGTAGCCTTGGGCTTGAGCGGTTAAGCGCAAAGTTAAAAAATGGTCTCTTCTTTTTACTTTTAATTTAACCTTTTCAGGGTCTGTGATTTCAGTAAAACCTGAAACATACTTTCCATAAGATGACATGCGAGTCTTAAGGTGTTTTATCATACAAGTGCCTTGGCTCATGTCCACCCCAATAAGTTTTAATAAGAGTGACGAGTGCAGATACTTGCACGTATTCCAGGTTTCAAACTTTAAAAAAGCAGATGAGTCTTGGTTTAACATTGTAATTTCACCGCCTTTAAAAGGATAAGATCTAAAATCAGTATTTGTATCGTTCATAAGCAAACCAATAGCTAACGGACCGCCGCATAAAGCAACAATTCTTGGAACGTTGAAGGCAATCGCTTCTTTCTTAGGACTGGTTTGAATATCTTCATTTAAAAAAAAACTCATGCCAGAGGTTCCATAAATTGCCTCATTTTTAATATCTTCTATATTCATATGTCTTCGATCGGGGGCATCTTTCAACGCGCGATTTACAGCACCATTTAAATACGATGACAAATATTTCTCTTTGTTTTGATATTTCTCTATAGCGTGATAAGCTTTTGTAGAGAAGCCGCCATTTTTGTCTTCGACTAAGCTGTTGTCAGGATGTATATTGAATATAGATAAAGATGTATCAACACACGTTTTTGAGAATCCACAAGGGGGGTCAAACGTATTTTTATTAGAAATATTGGCATGGTAGGGGTCAACGCCAAACATAGAATACATAACCAGTCTCTGTAATTTTGATCTATCCATAAAATCCTTTGTGTTCCGAGCGTTACGAAATAATTTATATGCGCCACCGTTTGGACCGTCACTGGACTCTCTATAGTGATTAGCAGGCTTATTTATCAGAGGAAAACCACCCTGAATTTTACTGACATCTCTTAGACCACCCATTTTTTTTTCTTTATTTTCTTGGCCTGTTCCCACAACTCTAAAATAGAGATATTCATGTGAAAATGATAATCCGCCAGTAATCTTCTGCGTTGCCTGTATTTCATCAGCCTTACTAGAAAGTCTTTTAGCTTGCGAATTGCTTCCGTTCTTAGGAACAGTATCCGAGTAAGTGTTTAAATTGGTGATGACGTTGAACTGTTTACCAGCCCCACAAAGGCCATTATTTCCCAGGGTAGGCATGGGATGATTCATGTCCCAATCGTCGATAAAAAATAAGTTTCCAGGGCCAATATACTGTTCTAATTTAGTGTTGGCAGCAAGTATGAATTTGACATATTGAGACGAATTTTTAAATTCTTTTGCTATGTAAAACAGAGAAAAATCGTATGACGACCATTGATGAAAAGTCGGCGGGGTGCTTGGGATTAAGCCATACGACGAATATTTGATGTCGTTGATGATTCCAAAACCAACGCCTTTTAAAATATAATGATGCGATGCTCTGTCATCCGTCAAACATTTATATTTTTTTAAATTTATACTTGTGGTTTGACGATCATGCGACGATAATAATAAATCTAATTTCGTTGTAACGCAAAGGCGCAAAGATGTCATTACAATCAAGTCCGTGATATGGTCAGTGCCAAATTTATGCTTTATGATTCTATCAATAGTGTTTTCTCTATGTTCGTAAATCCTTTTCTGCTGGGCCGTGTTCATCATTTCCAATTTTTTGGCTCGTATTTTCTTACGAGCAAGTCCTGGCGGTACGTCGCCACAATCTAACGGTTGTTCGTTAGGTAATTTTTTAAACACAATAAAAGATGGCGAAGAAGCACACTTTGATTCGTAAAGATTAAATTTTGGCGATATTGTGAGCTCACTGTAAGGTACGTCGCCCGTGTAATTGACTATCGCGTTCGTATCATCTTCTGTTGCTTTTGATAAATGGTCAAACTCGCGTTTTCGATGAGGTGTATGTTTACACACGGGAACAGTGCTATTAAAATTTATTTGAAAATCTGTATCTACAACAGGTTCTTGGAATTTGTCAGGCTTAATCAATTTGCTTTGGATCGGTGCTGAAAGGAATATCTGAAATATTAACATAGCAAATGCTATGACGCCAATGCTTTCTTTTTTTCCAGCACCGTCGCTGATGTTACGATGTACGTGTTCAGCTATGGTACGTAAAACTGAGGCAGCATCAATGATCCCAATGTCGTCGTCTGAGTCTGCATGCTCTTCATCTGTCGCGGCAGTTTGCATAATTTTTAAAATCTCTTTGTAAATGCAATAAGCGTTCTCACTTTCAATAGCTTCACTTAGATTAGTTATTTGCTTTTGTGTTTTGACCAAATGAAATGAGCCTTGATTTAATTTAACTTTTTTGTTTGAGCAAAAATCAATAAGAAGACATTTTTTGACATCGTTTTTGTGCAAAATTTTTAAAGCAAGATTGATCAATCCATTTTCAGATTTTTTATCAAAGCCTTGAGATCCTTCGCAAATCAATTTTTCAACAAACATGTACATCAACCTTGATTTTAAAAAGTTCCATATGTCCTCTTTGCAGTAATCGTTAGACCGTTTCACATAATATGTAATATACTGTGATTTATCGTATTGAACATAAAAAGGTTGTTGTAAAATAACTGCATCCAATATATCATTCTTAATCTCAAGTCGTTGCATAAAGGATTTCATGTCGTTGTTAATGATATTTTCACCACTAGTTTCTACGTTAGAGGCAAAAAGACATAAATTTTCGGCGATGTAGCTGTTGACTTCATCGTAAAATTTGACCTCGTTTTCATCAGCTTGTTCGTTAGCAATATTTGGAATTGGCGGTACGTTTCTTGTTGGCGAAGGTGGTGGTATTCCACCGCCAAGCAAACTATTTGCGCTAGACGGTGGTGGTGGTGTTGTTTCGTATCGCGGTTGGGGGGTTGTTGGTGGGGTGTGCATTTTGGCGATAGTTTGATGTGTTGGTAGCTCTAACCTACCTCCCCCTAGTAAACCCGAACTTTAGCGAACGGGTTTTATGTTTTTTTTTAGTTCGCATGACGGTGCAAGCTAATTAGGGCCGTATTAGGTGCGGGTTTTTAGGCTGGGGGGGTCTTCCTTAGTGTTCGAACCAATCATTCGAACCAATCAAGGTTGTTGTCGTGGTCTTTGTCGGTCTCGTCGCTCGGCGGCGCTGCCGGGGGAAAAATGCCTCTCATTTTCTGTTTTTTTACAGAAAAATTGCACAACTTTTTGGCAACGTCAAAAAATTGTTTAAGTTCTGCACGAATTAGATTATCTATAGCAGTGATCAAAGATTCCCAACCAGGACCCTTGCTTGGACTGTCGCAAACTTTTTCAAAAAGAGGAATGCATATCTCAAATGAAAATAGATCTAAATGGAAAATCAGAGAGTCTTCGGGGAATTTCAAACTTAAATTATATTGATGTTCATCGGCATCACCGGTGAGCGACGACGTCTCATAAAATATGCGTTGCAGCACACCTGATCGTTTGCATTCACATCCATTGATTTTGTAGACAAAATTAACGTGATGTTTGCAAAGGGTTTGCAAGAACTGGAAAGCCATTTCACTTACCGAGCGTAAGCGATTGTCATCAAAAAACAGCCTTGGCATCGATCCCCGAAAATAAATTTTCACGCCGTCACTGTTCGAAAAATTGCAAAGTTTAGTACTATATTCTGCATCAGTGCAACCTTCTTTCATATGGGCAAGATATAACAAATCGCATCTAGATGCAACACGGCCCAATCCCGGACAGAAAAAGGACCGAAGAAGCCACTCTGGACTTGTGTGATCATCTGGGTATGTCGGGTCAAACTTTTGGTTATACATAGTCTGAAATGTCGATAAAACTGGGTGGACGCGGTAGTAATCGTTGTCATAATCCAAACAAGCAAAATAATTATGATGATACGTGACGACTTCGTTGATGATCTCGGGTGGCATTAATTTTAACTTGTTAATAATATTAACGTCAGTGTTTAATGATGGTAGACTGTCGACCCTTCTCACGTTTAAAAACAAAAAAAATGGATTTTGTACTTTCAAAATATCACAATTTGAGGATGTAACAGCGAGAAAGGCGCGATGCTTTTTGACCAAGTCACTAAGTTTACTTTCACAAATAAAGCCTTGCGGTGAGAAATGAGGAAGTTCGGACGCTTTAACGTGTGCAAGGGAATCGTTGCGTTGAAATTCAATGTCGTTGGGAATAACGCAATCCCAGTCAAAATCATGTGACCACTGGCGCTCTGCAATCTGTTTTTTTTGTACACTGTTATTCTTGTCAAAAATTCGCGTCAAGTAACCAGATTCCCATTTGCCAAAAACTGAAAGAAAGGATTTATTGATTGTCTCAAAAGTATATGGAAATGTATCATCGTCGCAAGTTTTCAAATAGTACAAAATTATTACTGAGGTATCCTGCGTTCGCTCAATGATTGCGTAGCGTTTTAACTTCTTTTCAACAAAAGAAATGATGTCGCCAGTCTTGAATTGCTTCACAAATTTATTCTTTAATTTCAGTATTTTGTCATCAAGACTTGCGATTTGGTTCGTGTAATTTTGTTGTAACTGTTCGCAATTTTTGACGTACTGTTTGAACAATGTGGTCGGCGATCGATCTATCTCTTTCCATTCGTTATAACATTTGTAAAATTTAGTTGCAAGAGAACCAACAATCCGTAAGTCGTTTCCTTCATGTAACCAGAGTTTGGATGATACGTAAGTAATGATTGCACATTTGACCTCTCTGCGATGTCTATACCCACCAATTCCGCCATAAAATCGTCGGTGAATGAGCTGTGCGTGTGGGTACGCAAGTTGCTGTCTCACACACCTTTCCAAAATTGTCGTTAGCTTGGAAATTGGAAGCCTAGTTGGAAATTGTTTTCCAAAAAACGCATCAATCATAAATGTATCATGAATGTGACGTTGTCGCGACGTTCCAGAAGAAGCTAAAACTTCTAACTCGTCAAAATGTTGCCTTATAAATGACGTGACATTTAGACGAAGAAAAGCTCGACATTTTTGCTGCCATATAGTTTTTTCTGTATATTTGTTTCCAGATTTTTTTTGCATTTTTTCTATGGTTGGTCCAAGATACACGTCAGGCGGCTTAAGAATGCGTTCCCTAGTTTCTTCAAGGGCCAAAAACTTCTTTTCAAAATCTTCAGGTTCCATTCGTTTTTTTTCTTTCTTCGCCTTCTTTTTGGCTTTGGCAATTTCGTCAGCAGTAGGATCGCGGCCAAGCCGTTTTGTCAGCTTTGTAATAATTGTTTGAGTAGGCATTTTTTTCGGCGCTTAGATAGATGTGTTGGATGCAACAAAAAATCCGCTGGGAGGAAAAAATAATATATTTTTCTCCGTCGTCGCACAAACTTAAACTTTTTTGACTTGTTGCTTTTTGCCGTGCGTGCCGTGCCGTGTGATGTGTTGGGCCTCAGCACCGGCCCCACCCGGTAACCCGCACGTTTTTGTGCGGGTTTTTACGATATTGGGAATTGGCCAGAGCGGCGCGCGGTAAAAAGTGCCGCGCCCCCCCGGCGCCGCGCCCGTCCGCGCCCCAAAATAATTTTTAAAATTTTTTTTACAAGCATGGGGGGCGCGCGCAAGCATGGGGGAACTCGCTCTGTGGGCAGGCAGGCATGGGGGTGGTGCAAGTCCGCTCGGCGGTATGTTGGGTGTTGAGTGTTGTTCAGCAGCCTTACTTAGCATGAGCAACACGTAACGGCGACGACGGGTTGGATGTGGGCTTCTCTGTCTTCCTCTTCTTGAAACAAGCTTCGACAATCAGGTTTTTTATGTCTTGTGGCATTTGCCCTTGTTTATCCATCGTAGGACACATGAGCCATTGCGCTACTTGCAGAGCTAGCTGACTAGTAAAAGAATGTGTCTTCTTCTTAAATAAAGCTTCACCAATCAGGTTTTGTATGTCTTGTGGCACTTGCCCTCGTTCATCAATCTTAGGTGGCTGAATAGACAACCAGTCTTTCACAGCCTGAAACTTGGACTTTCTGCCCGAAAAATTCTTTTTGGTGCACAGCTTAACAACTTCTTCATAACGAGGATGATCGTTAAGAGGCGTTTTCCAAGCCGGCGTCATCAAGTCAAAATAACTCTTCGAAAACATATACAGTTTAGATTTAGTAAGATGTACATTCGTTTTCGTTTTGCCGTCTTTGTCATTTACTGGCATGGTAAAGTACTTGAAATGCAAAAGATTGATCAATTGCTGATGATCAATTTGGTAATCGGGCGTGATGACCGCATTCAACTTGTGTGCCAACGCATTCAATTTCTGATCTAATTCAGATAGTTCTTCACCATCATCATCATCGTCAGACGATAAATCGTCTGTTTTGGGCTTTTTCGGCTCTAACTGAGTTTCGTCTGGATCAACGTCTGTTTTGGGCTTTTTCGGCTCTAACTGAGTTTCTTCTGGATCAACAAGATCACCCTGCTTTCTTTTGAGGGCTGCTTCAAATTCTGGCGTATTCGCAATTCTGCCGGCCATGACCTTCGACATTTTTTTTGACTTCTTGCTTTTTGGCGATAGAGTGATGTGTTGGTGGCTGAGAGGACCCCAACCCAGGAACCCGCACGTTGGTTGCGCGGGTTTTGCTCGATTTTGGAATTAGCACGACGAGGCGTGTTAAAACGTCCAAAAAATGGTACGGGTTTTTAAACCGCCACTTTTTGCGATGTGTTGGTAGCTGAGAGGACCCCAACCCAGGAACCCGCACGTTGGTTGCGCGGGTTTTTCTAGATTTTGGAATTAGCGCGACGAGGCGTGGTAATTTAAAAAAAATAAAGTACGGGTTTTTTAGGTTGGGGGTGGGTTTCCTACAACCCCGCCACGCCTCGTCGTGCTATTCGTCGTCGATATATTAACGACGCTTGTCTAATTACATCAAGGGCTGTTTTTGATTCAATCTTCCCAATAATCGTCGGACCTGTCGCTATCATAATCGCTATCATCCGTCCCATAAAAATCGCTATCATGATCGCCATCCTCATCTTCTAGATCCTGCACGTTCCATGTCTTAAGGGGCTGGTTCAAAGAGATTGCACGATAAAACAAGTTCCAATTGTTGAGAGGCTGGTTGAAAGATGTTGCACCCACAAACATACCTTTCATATTTTTTACGTTGGACGCGTCCCAGTTGTTGAGCGGCTGGTTAAAGGAAGTTGCGCCCGAAAACATAAATTTCATATGCGTCACTTTAGCCACGTCCCAGTTATTGAGCGGCTGGTCAAAAGATTTTGCTTTTCTAAACATATATTGCATATGAGTCACTTTGGACACGTCCCAGTTGTTAAGCGACTGGTTGAAAGATTTTGCGTATGCAAACATAATTCTCATATCCGTCACTTTGGACACGTCCCAATTGTTGAGCGGCTGGTTGAATGAGATTGCGCCTTTAAACATGCATCTTATGTCCGTCACTTTGGACAGGTCCCAATTGTTGAGCGACTGGTTGAAGGATTCCGCGTTATAAAACATGCAATCCATGGTCGAAACATTGGCCACATCCCAATTGTTGAGCGGCTGATTGAAAGATGTTGCGTACATAAACATTTCTTGCATAATTCTCACTTTGGACACGTCCCAATTGTTGAGCGACTGGTTGAATGATATTGCCCTGTAAAACATGCATTCCATGGTCGAAACATTGGCCACGTCCCAGTCAGTGAGCGGCTGGTTGAAGGATTCTGCGAGTCTAAACATTTCTTCCATTTTTGTCACTTTGGACACGTCCCAATCGTTGAGCGGCTGGTTGAAAGAGCTTGCGTTATAAAACATAGCACTCATATTTTTTACGTTGGACACGTCCCAATCATCGAGCGGCTGGTTGAATGATTGTGCGCCACTAAACATACTTTCCATTTTCGTCACTTTGGACACGTCCCAATTGTTGAGCGGCTGGTTGAAAGAGCTTGCGGCGTTTCCAGTGAGGACGTCGCCGAGCTCGCGCCAGGTGCCGTCCGGGTAGCGTGCGGCGTCTATAAAAAACATACGACGCATATTTTTTACGTTGCACACGTCCCAATCATCAAGCGGCTGGTTGAAGCATCCTGCGCCACTAAACATTTCTTCCATTTTCGTCACTTTGGACACGTCCCAATTGTTGAGCGGCTGGTTGAAACAGCTTGCGTTACAAAACATATAACTCATATTTTTTACGTTGGACACGTCCCAATCATCGAGCGGCTGGTTGAAGCATCCTGCGCCACTAAACATACTTTGCATATTCTTCACATTTGACACGTTCCAATTATTGAGCGGCGGGTTGAAATGTCTAGGATCAATAGAAGTATTTACGAAGACATTAAACAAACCACCCATATCTGTTACACGAGAAACGTCCCAATTTTCAATTTCGCCAAATCTCTGAAGAACGCTATTTTTTAGTCTTGGATCAGCTGAAAAGTAAAATTGGACGGCTTTGCGAATGAGGTTGTCTGTCAACGGACATCTTACGGCAGGAAGTACATAAGTCCTCAGCACGTCGTAGGGCATCGCTTCAGCTATTTCTTTCGCTCGTTCCTCGGTCATGTCGCCACCAGATAACGAACTCATTTTATTTTGCGATGTGTTGGTAGCTCAAAGGACCCCAACCCGGGAACCCGCACGTTGGTTGCGCGGGTTTTTCTAGATTTTGGAATTAGCGCGACGACGCGTGGCAATTGAAAAAAAATAAAGTACGGGTTTTTAAATTGGGGGTGGGTCACTCGTCGTGC